GTCTATTTAACGCAATATCATAAATGAAATATAAATCATTTTCTAATTCGTCATATGAATCTAATTTTTCAGATATTAATTGAATGTCTAAATCCCATGTGTTATTAATGTCGTACATAATTCCACCATAAAGAACAATTTTATATTTCTTATAGATTTTAGTTTTTCTTAATTCAATTAAGAATCTTCTAATTTTTATCCAAGATGGTCGACTCCAAATTGTTTCAGTTGAAAACTCTCCTATTTGATAATAAAAATCCATTATTCAATTGCTTGAGGTTTATTATGTGTTAATATTCCATTTGCAAAAAACATGTCATTTTCTTCAACATCAACTTTGTAAACAATATAGTGTCCTTTGGTTTCTACAATACTATTAACTTCTAATTCTACTCCATTTTCTGTAAGTAACATATCTCCAGCTTTAACATCTATTGCATATCCTATTCTCCATAAACCATTAGATTTATAAAGATGCAAGTGGTCTTTTGTTGTAAATAATTTGCCATCGTTAAATGAAAGAACCACATTTACATTAAATGTTTGAATTCCTACAACTGTAACGTCTTCATCATAAATATCTAATTTATCAGATTTCCAATCAAATAGATCCTTTGTATTTTCCAACATTGGTAATCCAACAATTGTTTTACTATATAAAGCATCTCCAACTGAGACATCCTGAACATTTTTAAATGTTCCATCATTCATCGATATTTTAGTTCCAAAAAGAACACAACCACCTCCTCCAGATCCTGGAGACGACGTGAAGCACGAAACTGCAGAATTTAATGCTCCAGTAGAACTATTGTTACATTTTCTAGAAATTGATCCATCACTGAAATAATATGCTGAATTTGCATAGTTAATCTCTCCTGATCCAGCACTAGAACCGCCAACAAACAGATTTGCAATTGATGAAAAAGACTGTGATGTTGCAATAGAACTTTGATAATATCCATAAATGTTATAAGTACCATTACATGCTCCTACTGCGGTTGTTGCATATCCTAGTGGAGAATATGCATCTATGATATTAACGTAGTCTAACGTAAATATTGCTCCTAAAAAATCATTTCCATCCCAATATCTTCTAGATCCAGAATCTCTATACCAACCTGCAGAAGCATATGATGTTCCGCTGGAGTTATTTGAGATAAATGTAGAATTTGATAATGAAGATCCATCAATATAATAAGTTGATTTTGATAATCCACTGAATGCTCCATTTATTCCAGCATTAATTGCTGCAGAATTATAAACTAATTGAGTACTTAAATATGTTACACATGCTACTCTACTTGTAAATTTAGCAGTCGCATTATCCCAATATCTTGCTACTCCTCCAGATGCATACCATCCAGAAGAAGCATATGCAGAACTCCCAGAGACATATAATTTATTATCATTAGTCGTCCATGTACTAGATTCAGTCCATGTTCCAGTTGCAAAATTACAACCAAATCCAATTGATGATGTAACACATGCATATCCAGATGAAGTTCCACCAAAAGCTAAACTAATTGTATTAATAGTAATAGGAGACCCAGCAGAACTCCATGTAAATCCATCTTCTCCTAAGAAACATAAATAAAATAATCCATCTCCTTTACCAGTTGACGTTTCAAGTTGATTTGATGTTGTAGATCCAGTGTATATTAAAGTATCTGGTTCGCCATTATCAATATATGAAGATCTAACTGCATCTTGACCTGATGTTCCATTAGAATAAGAATAGTATCCAGCTGCTGCAGGCTGCCAAGCTTTAAATGAAACCTGTGCAGATCCTAAAACTTCTCTATTTGTTGTTGTTATGTTAATATTACCAACTCCTACAGGTGGCGGGGTAAGAAGAGAATCAGCATACACAGGATAATCAACATTTAAGTCAAATCCACATAAATTTGGTAAAGTATAAGATACTGCTCCTTTTTGCCATGTTTTACCATTACAAAGATACCATCCTTTAAATTTGCCATTTGATAAACCAGCACCAAATGTAAATTGAATTACTGGAACCGTACTTGCGTATCCTGCAACTGCAGCTAAATCAAGCAGAATTCCTGTTTTATTTAAACTAAAATAAGTATCTGTAAATTCTTTATCAACTGCAATAATTGAACCGATTGGAAAAGTTGGTAGAACAACATTAATGTCCTTCCACATTACAACTCCAAGAGTACCACTCATATCATAATCGGTTGCTGCAATTTTATCAACGCCTGCTGTTCCGTAATAATTTGATTTAATTTGAACAGTGTTATTAAATGTTCCACCCGCATTAAAATTACTAACGCTTGATTTTGGTTCAAATTTAAGCGGTGAAAGTTCTAACATTTCAGTTGAACTACTTTTAGCTGTTAAGAAAGAAAACTTTCTACCAGTTCCTGGTGAAAGTCTAAATTTCCAAATCGAATGAATTTCATTTTGAAATCCAGAATCTAAAACAGTGTTTATTATATTTCCATTATTGTCATTACCTGTGTGTAAATTGAAGAAAACAGCCTTTCTTGTAGGAAGATTATTATTTCCTGGATCAATGTTTGACGTAACAAACATTAAATTATTTTGTAAAGGATCTTTAGTGTTATATCTTTTAACAGTAGTTCCACTAGTGTCGTCTAAAACGTATTCAGTATCGGTATTTGCATATCCAATTCTAGTATTAGAAGGATCGGTCTTAGTTTCAATATATTTTATTGTGATATTGTTTTGACCTGCTTTAGTGTTAGCTGCCCAATCTCCATAACCTTTAGGTCCAAATACACCTTGCACTCCTTGAAATCCTCTAAAACCAAAATTACCTTGAGGTCCAGTAATTCCTTCAAATCCTAATTTACCTTCAAATCCTTGAGGTCCATAAGGCCCACCATTCGACAATTTAATTTGATCGAAATTCCAATTAAGTTTTTCAACTTTTTTGCTTGACCACCATAGAGATGGAGATGCTGGATCTAGATCGGATTTGTAAAGTTCTTTAATATCGATAGACATTCCTTATGCGATTATTTTAATGGCAGGAATAAATTCGTATTTATAACCAGGCCTTTTGTTATATATTAGCCTGAATCCTAATCGATCTTCGGCAAAAGTTGAATATGTGAAATTAGACTGCTTCATGAAAACTGTCTGGTCAATATCTGTGACATCTACGACTGATGAAAAATTAGTTGATATATCTTTACTCTCTTTAGCATATAGTTCAACTGTGTCAATTATAAACCTAGGAACAATATTAGAATCTACGTATTTAACTAAATCGTCTTCAATAGTAGTTATATCGCCAAATGATTTAGACGGTGTAATATATTTATTGAATTTATCATTTATGCCTTTTTCAATTAACTCATCAAGTAACGCAAATCTTAAGTATACATCAATGAATATTTTAGAATCATTTTCATACCAGAAAATTGAATTACTTCTAGATGCTTTAATTTTAGCATTGGTTAATTCTTGTTCTGAACCAACTTGAGTTGCATTAAATCTAGAAAGAGTGTACATATCATCTACTTTCATAACGGTCGAAGCCATAAAAGAATTATTTTCTACAGGATTAACTGTTCCGTAAGCTGTTTCAGTTTTATCATTCAACAAACACTTAACATAGTAATCATCTTCATATTTAGATTTAAGAATATTAAAATCTTTTTTACCAATTGCAATCTCTCCAATTTTTGGATATAATGGCAATTTATCAGATGATGTTGATAGTTTTAATACAGCGTCAGCTGATTCTGGATTAACTTTATGGAAGTAGTAATTTTTTAAATATCCATAATGTTCTTCTCCTGTTTGAGCATACATCGATCCAAAAACAACTCCCATATTGTTATACTTATTGTATAATATAGTTTGCTTATTTTTAATTGGAGCTCCTGCATTATCTAAAGTATAGTATATGTTTGATGGATATAATTCATCAAAGAATAGTACATCTTTAAATTTAGGTAAATATTCGCCATTCATTCTTTTTAGAATTGTGAAATACTCATCATCTCTTTTTTTAATAGTTTTACCAATTTCTTCAGCAGTTACTTTATATGATTTTGGTTTCTCATTATCAACTTCAGTAATTAAACTAGATAATTTTATAATTTGAGTACCATCTTCTATATTTAAAATAAATTGATTATTTAAGATTGTTCCGTCCTCTTTTACTGTGATGTATTCAATTTCAGAAGGATTATTATTAAATGTATCGGATATTCTTTTTGCGTTTAATGATTCCATTGTTTCAATAAATGCTCCTTTACCACCTTTATAATAAGTGTAAACGAATGATTCTTGAACTGCAGTCGGAACAGATCCAACAGTAGTCCATTCTGCACCAGTTTCAAACGTTGAAGGTGTTGCAATAGAACCCGTTCTAGGCCATCCTTTTACAACAATTGCTTCATCACCAATAACTTGATGTACTTTTAATGCTCTTGTAATACCAGAAACGGTAAATAATAAGTATGTAAATTGCCCATCAACTAGGTTAATTTGGCTTTTAAATTTAGTGCCAATACCTTTAACAAGAGTATATCCAGACCCATTTGATTCAAAATTATTCCAACTAGCAGTATTTAGACTTAGAGTCCCCGTAATATTTGTGTTTACCGGATCTCCATTAATATCTAACGCGTTTTCTAATTCATAGAATATTTTTCTAGGAAGAGATTTAACTAAGTTGTTTTGCAGAGTTAAATTAACGTAAATACAAACATTTTTAAATTTATCGTTTTTAACAACACTTATTGTTTTTGTCGTTGATGTTACATTATCAGTTGAGACTGTATAATTAACAACAAATCCAAATTTATAACCATTTACTTCTGGAGAAGCAATAAATTCTTTAGGAAGAGATAATGTACTTTCCTTTCTATTCTTTAAAGTATATCTTAATCCTCTAAATATTGTAGAAGGATATTGATTAACTGAATTTCCATTAGAAAACTTAGAATACTTCTTTTGTCTTTTATTTTTAACAAAAGTACCAGTTGGATCACTGTTAGTATCTATGTTTCTATATACAACATCTCCTATTTTAAATGCATTAACATCAGATCCGCCTGTAGGTCCACCAAGAGTTACCATTTTGTTACTTCCAGCCGCAATTGTAATATTTGCATTGTAATTTGCTGGATTGGCTCCAATTCTAGTTATACTTGTTCCTGTTGTATATGTTTTTGCGGCAATTGATAGAGGTCCACTAAATACAAATGTAGTTTGAAAATTACCAGGAGAATATTCATACGTTGAAATTTCTTGTAAAACAACAACCTCACTATAAACTCCATTCCATGTAAAATACTTATCAAAATAATTATATGACGTCGATTTTAAATCACCAACACTTAATATTCTACCTAATCCAAAATCTAAATAGCTTGAATTTTTGTAAATATTTGTAGTGTCGGCTATCATAAATGCCGGTGTTTTATTAATATGGAAATGTTCCATGTTAAGAAGTTCAGGACTTCTGGCGTCACCATCAAGACTAGGCGATAGATTATTAACACCAAATGATTCATTCACAGATAGGTGATAGGGCTTCATTCTCGCATTAAATCCGTCTTTAAGTACAAACTTATTAATTTTAGGGACTATTCTACTTAAAGTAGCAGTTTCCTTGATTTCATTTTCATTAAGTCTATTATATTCTGAAGTAACATTATCAACAAACGATGTTATTTCTCCAGATTCAGATAATAGTGTGCTTTTTGATCTTCTATCAACTATGTCTTCTTTACTAACTGGTAGTAAATTGGCATAGTAATTTTCCTGAGATATTGAAATATCAGGGTTTGAAGATTGACTATACGTTTGATATTGTCTAGATGTTAAGATATATGCTTCAGTAGTTAATTCACCTAGATCTGAATTTGATGTGTCATAAAAATCAAAATCAAAATCTTTAATATCAAATATCTGAAATCTTCCAAATGATGTCTGATATTTTTGGTAAATATTAATAGTCTTAGATTTAGGTAGAGCTATTTCTTTTTCAAATATGATTCTCCATAAATCAGAACTTGGATCCTTAACAATTTGATTTATTTTAGTGTAAGAATCTAGTGTCGCAGATTTTACTAAATCTCCGATAGAAACAACCCCTTTATTTTCAGTTTTTACAAGAACTGCTTTATTTTCAATTGCTCCGCCATGCGGATAGTAAATATCCCAGTTTGTTACAATTGTTGGTGTTGTATTTGTAGGCACTTCTAATAAACCATCAGAAACTGTTAAGAAATCAGAAACATTTGCTTTTCTAATTCCTAGCATTGTTGATTTTCTTGTAGAACCAACAGCATAGTCTTCTAATATTATTTTAGTACCATTATATTTTATTTTAAATCCATATTCAGATTGAGATAAACATCCAGCAAGAGCTCTTGTAACATCCGTAAGGCTACCATTTATTGAGAACTTATTTTCAGTAAACGTACCTGCTGCTAAAGAATTTTCTGCGGCAATTGTAAATTCATTTGCAACAAAATTAGCAGCTTTTAATTCAGTATAAGGCACTAAGAAAATCTTATCACCATTTAATGGAGCTTGAACAACTTCCAATACAAAAAAGTCTCGAAGATTTACTGAAAAATCTTCAATTTGTAGGTTGTTTATTTGAGTAACTCCTTTAAATTCAGAATCTAAAGATTTATTTAAAGAAACTGGTAAAAAATCAGCTTCAGTAAATAACTCAGAATTTCTAGTATGGAAGTATTCGCCATCTCTGGATTTAACCCAGTTTAAAGATGGCATTTGTAATTCAGAATATTTTGGTAACATATCAACATTTGTTAATGTTGTACCAGTTCTATCTAATAAACTAACAACCGAAGTAGCATCAACAAAGATACCTTCTCTTGCATCAGTGTTTACTACTCGATCAACATCAAAATATCCTTCTTTATGAGGTGTTACGTAAACTCCAAAATATCTGTAAATATCATAGTTGTCTGCTTTAAAATCATCAAATAAGAATTCTAAATTAATTAGATTTGCAACAGCAACTCCATTTCTTTCAAATCCACCTGAGAATATTTCATTACTAAATATTTCTAAATTGTCATGTTGCGCAAAATCAGTGTAAACATTTTCCTTTTTTTCAACAAATCCACCTTTAACAGTATCAATTCCTCTAAAAATAGAGTATTGGTCTTTTTCAAAGTTTTGAGAAAGAGGAGAACTTGGAAACTTTTCATTGTTTAAATGATTTCTTAAATATCTACCAATTGAAGAATTTTCGGTTAAATCATAAGATTTAATTAGAGTTGCATTCTTAAGAAGTTCTAAAATTCTAGCATTTTGTCCACCGATAGTTTCAGAATATGCTTGAGAATACGTAGTTCCTTTAACTCTGTAGATAACAAAGTTACTTGGCATGGTTTTATCTAACCAGATTGGAGCAAAGAATTTATACTGCTCTTTATAGATTTTAGAATTGTTAAAAGAAGCACCATAACTGTATTGCGTTTCATATTGATATGCATAGTCAGTATACACATTAAAATCTGATGAAACTCTACCGGCCTTATACTTAATATTGTTTGCTAAGTTTCCAAAGAAATTAGCAACATCTGCTGAGTAGTTTCCAGTATCTGGATTGATAGGATTCTTTCTATACCCTGTTTTTACAAGTTCACTGTCTGCTAGAAAAGCATCCATGAAAATATACCCGTCACTATCAACAACTAACTTCGCGTTAGTTGAAAGAGCAGGATTTGTTCTTAATAGACCGAATGATAAATCGTCTATATTGTTGTTCGTTGTATCGAGATTAATTTGAATAGCCATTCATTAAGCCTTCTTTTTGTTCTAATTCTAATAATGTATATATTCGAATCAAAAAGAAGGCTTAATTTAAACTATTATTGTATGTAGTTCGTGTAGAACGTAAATTCAGAAGGCTGAGATAAATTATCTCTTTCTAACCATTTATGATAGAATCCTCCACCTCCACCACCAGCGTTAAAGTTTGTTAACATTGATTTGGTAATGTTTGTTACTGAAGATCCTTCAGTTTTGTATTTTGCATAAACTTCAACATCAAATTGAAATTCATTCTTGTTTGCGTCTAGAATATCAATACCTATTTTCTTACTATAAGTTATATTAGAAAGAGAGGTTGTAACAATTCCACCTACTCGTCCAGTACTATTAGCATCTCCATAATAATCAGTCATTCTATATTGGAATATAAGATCGATTGAAAGTGCTTTAGAAGCTCCTGAATCAACTCTTGCTACTCCAAATTTATTTTTAGAATCAACTAATAAAGATTTTTGTTCTAATGGAGCAACAAATAAGAAAGATCCACATGAACGACCACCTAATAAGTATACATCATTTGTATCAAAAGACATTTTAATTGGTCTACTAACGCTAACTCCACCATAATTTTTCCAAGATGCTGTTCTATATGGAGTCTGTTTTAAACCACTATCCATGTTAACTCTTCTAGTTGCAGTTTTTGGAATTCCAATAACTCCAGAAGATTGTAGCTCAGGAATATCAAATGTTGATGATGCGTTTGCCGTAATAGGATTTAATAATGGATGACTTTTGTGTAAAAATAATCCATTATCATATTGAGTTGATGTTGGCATGCCAGATCCATCTAATGCAGTTGTTAAAGGTAAATAAGATGGGTTATAACCGCCTGACCAAATAAAATCATTTGAACCTGTTGTTGTAGTGTAAGGAATACCAGTTGCTCCTGTATACCATCTATCAACATTAACAGCAGGATTGTGTCCCGTTGCATATGTCATGTTATATGATAAACCATATTCATAGTCATCAATACCAGTTGTATCAAAATTTGTACCAGCATCAATTGGTGATGTTACATATAAAGAGTCGTCATTTGCAATATTTTTAAATCTAGAGTAAACATATTGTCCCTTCATTTGAGAAGATTGGAATGGAATTTGACCAAACCATGGAGTTGATGCGTTTATACTTGGAGTATTTTGATATTGAATAGGAACTAAGTCATAACGACCTTCATTTGTATAATAAGTATCTGATGCTATTGCTGTATCTATTGTTCCAGTTCCTCTACCAAACTCAGTAAGAGTTGTTGATACATGTGCTGGAGAATCATAATCTCCAACTAGTCTAGAAATTAATTCTAATTGAGATGCTTTAGAGTTTGCAAGTTTTAATTTAAATACTTTAGTAATAATAGCACCTTTCTTAGTACCTGCTAGAGAGTTAACCTCATCAACATAATATCCAGCAAATAATTTTGCAGTACTATTATTAGATACTGTTGTTATATTACCATTTTCATCTTCAATATAAACTTGAAGTTCACCAAGAGTACCCGCTAATTTAGCAGTTAATCTTTCGATCTCTTGTTGCATTTCAACTAACTTGTCATAAACCGTAACTGGATTTTGCTCTGCGGTTAAGAATCCAGAAGAAATGCTTTGAGCTGTATGTGCAAAATATTTGTCATTAATATTAAATGAATCTGCAACGTGAGAATAAACTCCAACTGCAGTTAAATCATTATTAATTTTAACTCTAATAGTTTCCAAACTGTTTTCTTTAACAATGTCTGTTAAATTCTCAACTGGAATTTCTCCGTCTGGGAATGGAATACTAATAATTGAAGACCAATCTGATTCTACTGGAGTTGAAGGGAAACCAGCTTCAGAAACTGATTTAATCATAATTTCAACAACTTCTCCAGGTTGAATAGAAATATCTAATGAATTGAAGTTAATTTCTTGAGAATCTTCTTCATTCTCAACTTTCCAATAATATTTACCGGTTGATGGATCTAAAAGTCTTTTTCTAATTGGACCAGGAACTTCAACCCAATTTGAAAACGCTGCGGTTTTTGCAGTGGTTCCATCTTGAAATTTAATTTGGTCAACTTGACTTGTAGAACCGTTAGCTGATTGGTATCTATATCTAATTTTAAATTGTACAACTTCTTGAGGTGCAGAATCATTAAGAATCTTTGCATCTGGAAGAGACCAAAATCCTCTTACTCTATATTTAGGACTAACGTTAGCTAAATTATTAGAAGTTGCAAGAGTTGCAATTTCTGTTACAACAGAAGAATATGCATCGGCCTCAGCTTTTCTAGAAGAGAGTAAAGTATTTAATTGAGATTTGTCTTTATCTGCTTCAACTTTAGAAGCATATTTCTTTGTGTTAACTAGAGATCTGGTAGCTCCTAATGAACTATCAATTTTCTTGATATTTTGTTCAATTGTTGCTTTTTCAGATTTAAGTTTAACAATTTTATTTGTAGCATCATTATCAGTTAAGTGCTTATTGATTTGCACAACTTTAAAGTTTGCTGTATCTAGAACAGGTTGGTTAGGCACAATACCAACTGAAGCAGGTGGAATTGAATCAACTTTAAGACTCTTAATAAATTGTCCAAAGTCAGCAACCTCTTTTTTGTAATATTCAGCAAGAGTCATTGTTTCTCCTGATGTTAATAGGATTTGTAATTCATTTGAATAGAATCCAGCACCTGGAGAGAATAACTCAGATTGAACCTTTGAATCAGGATCAACTGCTTTAGCAAAGATGATTTGTCTTTCATCAAAAGATACATTAATTTCTAATGCAACTTCTGTGTCAACATCTTTGTATATTGAAAGACCATTAACACCAACTTTAATAGCTTCAAAACCTTCAATTAATGAAAGTTCAACTTGAAGAGTATCAGTATTAATAGCATCTATTTTATATCTTGTTGAGAATTTACCGGTGTTTACAACAAAAGAATCTCCAACCTTGATTGTTTCTGTTTCCTTCAGGGCTTTACTAGAATCTGTGTATGTTAACTTATTTAAAGTAAATAAACGTACGGTTTTAGTTTGAGATACACCGTCGACTATTCTTGTTACTTCAGCATTATCAATTGAGATAACATCAAAATAACCATAGTACTGAACTGATCTAACTGGCATCTCAACAACTTGTTTGTCCAAGAAGTATTTGTAACCATTGTTAGTTAATGCAGTTTTAAATGTATCGTAATCTATTTCACTGTTGTTTTTATAAAGAGTATCGAACGCTGAAACTGATGCAGCATCATCTCCTTTAAAAACATATCTTTCGATATAAGCCTGTTCTGTATTTACAGGAATCTGACCAGTTAAATCAAATTTAACTTTAAGTAATGGATTTAAGAAATCTTCAAAGAATTCATTCTCTCTTGTTTCGAATCCAGTCGGCGCAGATATTGAATTAATTGTAGGAGCTGGTCCTTTTAATTTACTTGTGTAAACTTTTCTAAAACTACCATCAGCAAGTCTAACATTAGAAGATGCATCATTAGCTCCAGTTAAAGTAGAAACGTTATTACTCAATCTTTTAACTTCACTCATTAAATATCCAAATGAAGGAACTGACCTAGTACTTGTGGTACCGGTTGCAGGGTCATACAAATCAATAGTTACAGTTTCTTTATCTGTAGTTATCGCTTCATTTGTTTTTTCAAATGTCGCCAAAGAGTTGTTGTACAGTTCGATAAACTGTTCTAGAAGTTTTGATATCGAGTTATTTGCGCTCATATTTATCTTAGTATGTCAATTTCAAATGACTTGTTTATTTCGTCAACACAGATAAGCTCAACGTAAGGTTTAGAATTCATAAGTTCAGTATAATTAATTACACCAATTTGCTTCCAACCGTTTGTTCCATTTTTATCAGTGAAGAATTTGACGTTGTGACCATTTAGAATTAAGTTGCTCTTGAAATTAAATTTAAGAACATGACCTCTCTTCCAATCGATAACAGTATCATCAATGTATATATTAATATCTGAAACCAATGAACTAGTGTTATCTAACCAAATATTGATTCTATTAGAATAATTTTTAAATCTAACCCAAATAGCATTAGTTGAAGCGTTAGCAACACTATATGCATTTGTTGATTCAATTTTAGAACCAACCGACCAGTTAATATTTGAAATATTACTAACATCGAAGTTAAATGCATCTACTAATTCATAACCATAAACTTTATTCTTTAAAGTTAATAATCCAGGAACAGATTTATCAACATCAACTCCATTACCAGATTTGATAACATCGATATTGTATTGAACTGCGCTTGGAACTGTACCATCTAATAATTGATTGATTCGTTTATTAGTTGATTGGATTAATCCTAATAGAGAAGTTGAATTAGCATAATTTAATTTAGCATCTTCAACCATTGTTTCTAACGCTGCAATTCTAGTTCCTATATTATCAACTTGTGTAGAAGTCAATAATAAAGTTTCTAAGTCTGCTACTTTTTGAGCAATTGACTCATATCTAGCACTTGCATTAAGAAGTAACTTAGTTGCTTGGTCTAGAGCAGCTGAAGTATCTAAGAAAATATCCATTGAGAATGTTGTAAAGTCGTTAATATTATTTTCAACTCCAACATTATCTAAAGACGTATTAAACTTAACGTTTAATTTAAGAGCAAATGCGTTACCATTTAGACCAGTAACATCATTTGGTTTGTATTTTGTTAAAGAAGGAATATACCAACCGTTTAAGTTTGGTTCCTCTTTAAAATTATCTAGAATCAAGATACCATAAAGATTTGTTGCTCTATTGGCAGTCGTTGATTTTGAGTAAATATCGTAATAAACTAAAATTGCATTAAAACTAAAGTCGCTACCTAATTTTGAGTAATCAAAAAGAGTACTTAATTCAGGATTGTTAATAACTCTAGCGTATTTAGCAGCATCCCACTCAATTCCATAAGTTGGATGAGTATTAGGATCAAAATTAATTTCGCCTTGATTTGAATCAGCAAGTGCTTGTAAATCTAAATTTGCATCTGGATGATTTTGTCCAGAACGACCTTCTATATAATTACCAGGATTGTAAATTGTAGATGTTGTGTTCCAAATACCTGATTTAAATAAGATTTCTGGAGTATGTCCAACTACTGAAGGAACGTTAATGAATACTTCATTGTATGTATTTCCTTGGTAGTTTTTATCATTTGAAACATCAATATTGCCAACATATTTAACTAATTGAGAATACTCAGATCCTATATCAATTGAATCATCTAATTCAATAAATCTTGAATAACCACTTGAAACTTCTTGAGAAGTTCCAGCTTTCCAATTAATAGCTCCAATTTCATACAACCATTTAAACATGATTTGCTCTGAATCAGACTTTAGTAAAGCCGGATCAAAATCATTATCTGTTAAAATAAGTTGCTCAAAGTTTAAAGCGTAGTTTTGAAAAGTCTGTGCAAAGTGAACGTTTGCATTGTCAACACTAGTGTCATCATACCCAGCACCAGAGGCATCAAATAAGTTACTAAATTGAATATAGTTATTTGTTGAGCCCATTGAAGGGATCGCAACTGGCGGTAGGTTTAAAAGAGCAAACTTCGAAAATTCGAAGTTAATATCAGGGTTATGATATGCTCTAGTTAAATCTCTAGCAGCATTTGCAAAAGCATACAAGGTTCCTCCTTGTTCTTGTGGTATTCTTACTAATGGTGTTGCCATTTATGGTTAATTGTTTTATTAGAATGTTACGCCATAAGATCCAATAACATACCATTTAGTTCCTACGAAACGTAATGTTAAAGTACTCTTATTAGCCATTGAAATTGCTGATGGACCAGTTACGTTAGTAACTGCAATTGCGATTGGACCACCGTCTGCGATCAATGTAATTTCTTGTCCAGATAAACCTGCAGCAAGTGCTAAAGTTCCACTGATACCAGATCCATTAAGTACATAAGTTGAGCTAGTAAAGTTACCAGCTGTCGGTAATGTAGTTACTCCAGTTGTGATTGAATGATAAACTCCTCTTCCGATGTTAAGTTTTTCATTAATTGTGAATGGAACCGTTGATGTTAGTGAAGAACTGTTTGCGATTACTTTACCATTTGCAATATTTAATGAACCGAATTTAGCTAAACCGCTAAGTGTAATAGTTTCATTTAGTACATCAAGCAATGCAGCGATGTCAGCAAGTTCCTGGTTAATTGCAGCAAAATTGTCATTTAGAGTTACTCTTGATGACGATACGCTATCGGTACCTAGAATTGTTGTGATTGTTGCCATTTTAGTTATTTTGTTGTTTTTAAATGTCTCTTAGTATATATCAAGATAACCGATAATTATCCTGCGACATACTGATATTTTGGGCGTTTTCTAGGTCTAGCATTTATTGGCTCTACCACAGAAATCATATTTCGTTTTGTTGTATTTATATTACCATTACAATCAGTTGCTGTTAATTGAATTGAATAATCTCCTCTTTCGCTAAAAAGATATGTCAACCATTGACCCTGATATGTTACAGTTTGATTAGTTCTATTATTAATTATTGACCATTCTTGATTAACAATTCCTGGCATATTTGTTTTGTCATACGACATTGTAATATGCTGAAGCAATGAAATATTTGCATGGTCTTTAAATAGAACAATATCATTAAACTTTGGATTGTATGCTTTATATCTAACTTTAGAATCTGGTATAATTCCTCCACCCATTCCGGTTGAATCAAAATGAACATCTTTAAAATCATAAGATGAAGAATATTCTTTACCAACGGCAATAATCTTTGTACAATAATCTACAGTACCATCTCCATTAGCATCAACTAAAATTGCATTAAATTTAAATTTAGTAAAAATTGGATGCACAATTGGATCTAAATTATTTAATTCATCTTGTATATCAATATATGCCTGCAAATCATAATTATCAACCGGATATGTTGTTTGAATCTCATAAGATTCAGTAATATCCTGGTTGTTTGATGTCTTAGTATGTATAATTGTCATTGGATAACCATTAGTATATCCTCCAGATTGGTCAACTTCAAAAGCAAAAGATGCTGCTAAATCTGGTCCAATTCTAGTTGAATCCCATGTAATTCCATACCCATCATCCCAAACATGATTCTTTAAGTTTTTCCAGATAAAAGGTCCTGCAGTTTCAGCAAAGTTAGTTGAAGTACTAGTGTCCTCATATCGAGTAACTGTTGAGAAGTTAATTCCATTTGATGCATCATGAGGATAATTTGCTCGATCAAGGGTTAAGTACCAAGATGCAATCATCTCATCCATTATATTGTAGCTATCTTGAGGTTCTTCAAAATAACCACCGGAAAGATTCCATGGTAAATCATGAAGATTCCATTGGTCTAATTCAGGTTTAAATGAATAGAATCCGTATAAGTCGATTTCTTTATTGTTAACAACAATATCGAGTTTTCTCATATACGATCTAGCATTATATAAGTCATATAAGTTTAAAATAACTTCATGAGTTCCAGAATTTGGAAGCACAACAAGCATTTTCTTATAATCATCTACAGATCCTCTCATAGTTACGCTATAACCTCTAGGTCCATTAATAACCCATTCAGCTTCGTATACATCTTTTTTCCATAGAGAATCCCATGTGTAAAGAGATGAAGCAATTCCAGTATAATCATTTGCTGCTAAATCAGCGTCATTCCAATTAAAATCACAACTATTCCATGTATCAGTTAATGAAGTACATTCTAAAATAACTGGACATCCGATTGGCACTGGCGTTAATGTGGTATAAGTATCTTGTGCTTGATTATAGTAATTGTTGTAAAAATATTCAACATCGGTAATCACACTAGATTGATTAGCAACAGGCCATTGGTTTCCATTATTTTCAAAATGGTTAGCCAAGTCTAAGCTAATTAATCGTAAATCTTCAATGAATAATCTACGCTTAGGACTAACAGTAAAATCTACTTCAGTTCCAGAAGTCTGAACCTGAATTGTATGTTGGTCTCTCCAAACATTTTGAGTAAATTGAGTAAAGAAGTCTCCTTCTCCAGTAATATCAACAATCTTTGCTTGAAGTGGAAGATAGTCTTTTTGCAATCTTCTCTTAAGTCCATATAATTTAACTAAGATTTCTTCTGGAGTAAAATCAAAAGACTCTTTAACAGTAGGAATATCCCACTCGTCAACATTGCCATTAGGCTCATTAATTTTATAAACTAATGAGAATCTTGAAGTTTTCTTTAAATTTGAATTTGGTAATTCAATATCATTGTTTTTCTGTGCTAAATATCCAGGTTGAGTTGGATCTGGTACAGCAACCGCTTTTAATTTACCAAAGTTTTCAGACTGTTCGTTAATATTCAACCAATATTCTTTAAGTTTGACATTATCATATCCAAAGAACTTAATTGCATTAATAATAGCCTTATAAGTACCAATAAATGGTTTAATATTATGAGCTTCTAAAAGTAACTCTTTTCTCTTATCGTTTATTATTTGATAATCAACTTTAAATTCATTAATGTCGGTGTTTTTAAAGATTAAGAAATCTTCTTCTTGTAGAGACATACCAAAGTTAGAAAGAAGAGTTGTTAAACGCTCATCTTCTCCTACGGTTTCTCCGTATATTTTTATAGTACCAATTAAGTTGATTTTATTTCCAGCAGAATCAGTATCGTAAATGTTTAATAATTTAATATGAATCTTTTCAGAATCAGACATTAAAGCAATTTTACAATGTAAAGCAACATGTGAAGGAACCGTACTTATTTGTTTATAAGTATTCCCTTGGTTAGAAGCTGAATTCGTATTGTTAGTATTTACATAATTGTACGTTGATGTTGATACGGTGTTAGCTAGTATTGACTCAGACTGTTTTGAAATAGCATTAACAGTATAATAACCATTAACGTCGGTTACATTGTATAAGAAAATGTCTCCTTTAAAACTTTCGTTATCTTCAATTTCAAAAAGAAATTTTGTAGCACTAGAAGATTCAGCAATTGGAGTAACATACTCAAATCCACCTAATTCTTTATGAACCTCTTCAAGAACAAATAAGTTAACTGTCTCATACAGGCCAACAGAAACTTTGGGAACAAATATAATACCGTCCCATTTTTCAGTCGTTGAATTATAATTAAAATTCAATTCATGAGATACTCCATTAAAAAATCTAAGATTTGAATATTTTCCCATGTGTTATCTTATTTTCTTGTAATTTTTGCTCACTGTAAAGTTTTTATAAATCTTTAAATGAGTTGCCGAATCAATATACATGACAACAACATCCTGTAATAAGATGATAAAATCGCTAAGATATTGATTTCTTAATAAGGCATTTGAAACTGCTTTTGTCAAAACAGAATTTCTAAAATCATGCCCTAAGTTTTTCCTATTATCGACCGATTGGTTACGAAAATCGTAAAGACTTTCATAACCAGCCGAGAATAATCCATCATATAAATTTATTTGCTCTTGAGCCATTAGATTTGTTTTCTATTTTGCGTTTGTATTGATGAATATATTGTCATCGGTACAGGTGGTTCGTCAAAGTAAACAGAAAGTGCTGCCATTTCTCCAGCTCTAGCGTCATCAGGTACTTTAATACCGTCTCGATCTATCCAACCTCCTCTAAACATTGCAACCTCTTCTTTTCCTAATATAATATCTCCAAAAGAATCTAATCCAATTACAGATTCAGGTAAAGCAGCATTTGGTTCAAAATTAACTTGAGTTTCAGTTACAGTTCTTTTAAAGAATACAAACTTTTGTTTTCCATTTCCAATTGTTTCCAATGTTGGAGTAGAAGGAGTTACTGTAACCGTTTTTGAAATATAATAACCATTCTTTCTAGCAGTTTCTTCAGCTTCAGATATAAATCTAATATTTACAGAGTCAACACCGTCAACTCCTTCGATAATTGCAATCAAGTCAGATTTTGGTAAACGATCTCTTCTTGTAATATTCATCAAATATTCTGAAACTTTTGCGCGAATGTTTGTATAAATATTAGTCTTTGAAAAACCTTCAAAGTATCTAACTTTAATATCCATTCTATAATATTTAGCAATTGGATCTACAATTTGAACTTCAGTTGTAACCATCTGCTGGCCTGAATTTTCTAACACTCCAAGTATTCCATTCTTCTCATCTTGAGAAAAGAAGAACTCATTTAGATCCAAACTAAAATAGTCTTTATTCTTTGTTAATTTCTTTTTAGTATCAGGCAACATGAATAAGTAGATAATATTGTCATCATCGATATATCCATCGTCTGTTGTATTGTAAGCATCGAGGTACGAGAATAAACCATATCTTGATAGGAAATATTCATAATTTTCAGGAGTTGCTAAAACAAAAGATTTTGAAGCTAAAGGAGCAATCAACTTAGTTGTTTTAATAGACTCTGGATCTGCTCCCATTTTAGGAGATTGAGTACAGTAAACTTCTAATATTTTATTTAAATCATAAGTTTGTCCAGTAGAATCAGATCCTTCGGTTACAAATTTAAAAGTAAGGTCTTTAGAATCATTTAAATTTCCAGTAAAACCTTTATGCATGATATATTCAACCATGATTGTAGTTCCAAGATCTGGAATCATTCCAAAACTGCCATTACCAAAATAAAGGTCTAGACCTCCATTAATTCCAGTTTTAACTAAATATCCTTTAGTTGTCGGAAGCATGTCATATAATGAATCATATTTAGTCCATAACTTTCCATTAACTGAAACTCTAATATTAAAATGATCCGTGTATTCTTTAACGTTTAAGTTAAATGATTGTAATGCTGCTCCGGTTCCAGTCACAGTTTGAGCTTCATGAGCTCCTTGTATAATTGGAATTGTAATATAGTTAAAATTAGATTTTTCAATTCTAAATAAGTCATTATTTGTTCTTAAAATATATTCTAATCCGTTTGAATTTGATTTAATAACTGCATTTGCTGGAATTGTAATAGCATCTCCAGCAATTTCATTAATTGATGATGTGTTTAATCTAATTTTGATTTCTCCAATTGCAGAAGAACCTCTAAATGCATCGTGACCTGTTAATCTAGCAAGACCATAAATAGATTCAGGTTGTTGAGCTGTTAAAATATTCTGTTCAACTGTTGCATCTTCAATATAGAAGAATATTAGTTCAGATATTTCAGTTAGTACTGTAATAATCTGAAAGAATGGAGAAGCTGGTGTAAAAACCTCACCTAATCTTGTATATAGCCTAGCCATATAGGTTTTCGTATCAGTTAATAACTGATTCGCCTGTATTCTAGTTTTTTGTAAAAATGTTAGGTTTGCCATGTTAATTTTATTTATATTTCAACTTGCACTGATTCTTTACCTCCGTCAATATTAATATTAATAAAGATTGCATCTCGGTCTGGAGATGACGTATCAAAATCAACATCAACGGTTACATTCATTTCAGCAGCAAGAGGAACATATCTTGCAAGTTGAGATTCTATTTCATTTTTTATTTGAGAATCATTGTAATTCAGGCTATATACCAAGTCTTCTAAATTGCAACCGAGTGCTGGTGAACCGACAACTTCTCCTTTTCGTGTGAAAAGAATCACGTCAATTTGAGCCAACAAAATAGCAATTCTACTATCAGATTGCAGTTTTGTCGGATCATAATTAGGATCCCCATTTGTCTTAATATACAATTCCATTTAGTATGTATCGTTATTTTTATGAGTGCATCATCCAATCAACACCTTCATCTCCTTTGATTTCTTCAAGAACTCTTTCAAGTTCAGATTCTCCAAGAGATTGAATATTATCGGCGTTTATTGATATATTACCAGGAAGATTAAATCCAAAGATTCCCATTTTATTTCCTAGTGCTATTTTAATCTTAGCTGCACAGTATCTAAAGAAAATTTCATCGGCAAATAAAGCACATTGTGGAACAGTTTCATAAACATTAAGAATAACATCTTTTAATGGTGCCAATCCTGTAAAACGAATCTCATGAGTTAATTGACTATAATGATAACTAATCGGATTATCTAGAATTTGTCTAGTTAAATCAAAATAACTTTCATTAATTACATAGTACTGTAAGTTTTCAGCACCTGATACTGTACCGGTTCCACCATATAAACCACCATACATCATTCTCTCTAATGCAAAGTCTCCAGTTGTAAAGGTCATTGATGTACCAGATCCAAATCTAGATCCTGTTTGATAAACACCAAACACAGAGAATGTTTCACCACCACCTGTTGTTGGATTCTCCTTAGGCAAAGTTAAACTTCTAGTTCTTTTAAAGTATTCAGTTTGAAAAACTTCTTTAGGAATTCCAATAAAACTTTCTCGTACTGAATATTCATAGTTCTTAAAAAACCATTTCTTAGCACGTTGTATAATATTTTGAACCTCTTTTTTAGGTAAGTTCATTGGAATCATACAAGATCCTGTAACGTCATCCGCAAGTTCATTTACGAAATTGTTATAACATTCAGCGTCCCATGATGGTGGAGTTGTTATACCACCTATTCCACTTTGTATAATATCACTCATTTTTATCCAGCTATTTTTGTTGAATTTACTATTTCAGTATCTTTAAATACCGCAGATTTTGTATACTTTCCTTCTCTAAAGATACCATCATTCATTTGTCCACTAAATACTCCATCAATTCCATACACATAACAATTTGTTGCAACACAACTTTTATTTACGTAGGATGAACCAACCTTAGATCCGTTGATTTGAGTACCTTGATAGAAATTACATGAACGAATATCAGAAGCTTTAACGTCACATTGGAATATATCACAATGTGTAAGTTCTCCCATTATACTACATTTGATAAATTCATAGTTCATAATAGAAAAACAATACGGTAATTCACCGCCTTCAACCTGAACTCTTCCAGTATCTGAGTCATAGTTAATCTTACCCTTAGTTAATTGACCATTCGTGAATAAGTTCATCACCTGATCTTTAATTTGCGGCCAGTAAATATCAATAATTCTTTCGTCTTTTTCAAGATCAACTGTCAATTCAACATTACTCCATCCCTTTGCAATATTTCTCCAATCAACTCGAGCATCGATAATTCTCTTATTTTTGGTTAATATTCTTTTAAGTTCTAATCTATTGTTACTTGTGAAACCTTCATCAGTTGATGTTTTCCAAAGCTGCATTAAGAATGAATCTAATAGAGTTAAGATTTTTGTCTGTTTCTTGTGCCAATCTTCTCCTCCTAAATATCTAAATTCTAAATAATTCTTTTGTAACTTTTCAAAGTTTACTCCGTAATATTTAGATTGAGGGAAAATGAAGTTATTTTGGCTAATATGATTTCCATCATATACATAAGTTTCTGTTCTTGGAAGAACAAACTTAATTGATTTTGCATAAGCAGAATCTTTTCTATTTGGAAATGCTTTCCAAACCTGCTCTTCATTAAAATCTAAAATGAATTTAAGTGGACTCATTCTAGAAATTTGGTATCTGTTGCCAGTTAATTTAGGGTCAAAACTTAAGTTTAAGTGGATTGAAGAACGGTTTGTAGTATAACCATTTTTATTAATCCAATCACAAACTTTAATAATAATCATTCTACCCTCAGAATATGGCAAAGCGCCGGTAACTAATTCCATTAGTCCGGCGCCACCACTCATATCTGGTTCGATTTTAAACTCCTTTTGATTTGGAGTAAAATCACTATGATGTTTTTTCTCGATTCGAATCTTTTTACCTAGAACTTCAGCTAATTGTTTTGCTGTCTCTTCTAGACTTACATTTGCATAGAATTCGAATTCTATTCCTACGAGACCTTTTTGAAGAATCTCTGAATCACTTAAGTTAATCATTTACGGATTTATATAGTTATGTTCACTATATATATCCTGTTAAGATTTAAACTAGCTTTAAGAATACCTTTCTGGTTTCTTCTTCGATTCTATTTACTACAACTGTAATTGGATCTCCTTTTTTCAAATGAGTTGTATCAATTCCACTTAATTCGCTAGAATGTAAAAGTCCAGTAATACCATCTTCGATTTCAATAAACAATCCATAATCTTTAATAGATCTAATTGTTCCTTGTACCTCAACCGGTACTTTGTATCTTGATGCAGCACCATTCCATGGATTAACCATTGAATCAGTTTTCTGAGTTAATGTAATCTTCGTTGTTGATATAATATCTTTAACAAAGAATTTAACTGGAGTACCAGGGTGTAACTCTCCTTTTGCATATAATTCAGCAGTGTCAGGAGCTAAATCATTAATATGAATCATACCAGTTAAGCAACCATTAAATTCAACGAATACTCCGTATTTTGTTGAACCTGTTACATAACCATCTTGTTCATTTTCAATGTTAGTTCTAAGTGTCTCAATTTCTTGAGGAATCATTGCTTGTAAATACTTACGGTGAGAAACTACGATTGTACCTTTATCATGTGAGAATGATACTGGGACAACATACATTTCAGTGCCAATGATTGATTCAAAGTTTGCAAGTTTATTAATTCCTGCTAATGAACCAGGCATGAAACATTCAACTCCTTGTACCGTTACCATGTAACCTCCACCCGGAATCATTTGTTCAATTTTACCAGCGTATGCTGTATTTTCAGTTTTAGCAGATGCTAATAACTCATTAAATACTGCTTGTCTAGTTCCTTCAGTAACTGATCCTACACAAAATCCTTTTGTTGCAGCGTCTCCAACAATTTTAACAGTGAATTCAGCATCTTTAACAATAAGTTTCTTAAATGCATTTGATTCTCGGTCTAAATCAATGTAAACAAATTCTCTGTGTCCAACATCGATCGATGCCCAACGAGAATCTACTGACCAGATGGTACCTTTTAAATGGTCGCCTACTGAAATTTTAGATACAAAATTCTTAAATGAATTGTTGTACATTTCATACTGGATTTGTGCGTCTTTTGCTTGTGAAAATACTTTAACGCCTTTGGGAACTTTTACGTGAGGATTTCCCTTCCTCATTCTGCTAGGGCAATCTGCTGTGTGAGCGTCCCAATCGAAATCTGCTAAACCAACATTTTTATTGGCTAGAACTTCTGTTTTTTGTTTTGTTAATTCTTGTAACATTTGTTTATTTAATTAAAAGTGAACTACTTAGTATATATTAAATTTTTAAAAGGCAGTCGGGACAAATCCAATCATAGGAATTGTTGCGGTACCGACAGTTAATTGACCCACATAAATAAATTTAAGTTCCATTAGATGCTTAGCGCAACATGTTGCAACCGCTGATGCAACTGCTTTAGTCACAGGATGAGTTAATGGTTCAAGTTGTGCCAACTTCCCAGTATTCCAAGCTCTTCTAAGATTTTTAGCTAATGATTTTTGACTTCCATAATACAATGGAGTATAAATACCAGGAGAAGGAATATTACACGGTGGAACCGGTGGTGAGTTTTTAAATGGTTGAACCGCACATGACATCCAATATTGAATAATAGTTTTAGCCATAGTATCATACGGATCCTCTTCAGAATCTGGATCAGCAGCTTTCTTTTCAGATACTGCAAGCTCATCAATCCATTGCCTTTTTAAAGCATTATACTTTTCTCGATCAAGTGCATAGAGTTTTCTCTTTAACTCGATTCTTTCATTTTCATTAGTATTATTTGCTTTAGAATGTTTATCTTCGGTTATATCATCAATTCCTGTAACATAACAATATTTACAAATAAAGTAATCGGTTAACCAAGTTGGCCAAACATCCTTATCATCATTATATTCTAATTGAATAAGTTTTTTATTCAATGGATTTGTTAAATCGGTTTTAAGATTTGAATTACGTTTAATATAAGCAGTGTCAGATTCTAATTTTATTTTATCTTCAACTGTTTTTAAATAATCACCTACCTTAATTTTGCTATCATACAATTTATTTCCTATCATTGCTTGATATTCAATAAATGCAGTATTTGCAGTCCCAGGTTTTGGAACTAAAACTTTAGCATCATACAAATCTGTATATTTTTTAGTGATTTGATTTGTTATAGTTTTTATGTCAACTGCTCCTAATATACTAAGACATCGATCTCCTACTTTTTTACCATAAGCAGATTCATAAGCTAACGAAAGTCTAGTAAGAAATCTAACAAACTTTATATCGCCATCATTTTGATACAAAACTCTTTTTACAAGTAGCTCAAATTTCTGGTCTTCTGTTAATGTTAGTTTGGTTTTTTGAGTGCCATTGACAACACTAGCCTCTTTAGTACCGTCCTTTGGTATATTTACTTCAACAGTTTGGCTTAATGAATGTGTAATATCTGGAAATGCTGAATCAACGACATTTGTAAGAGTATATTTTAGTTTTCCGGGAGTATCGAATGGAACATATAAATTATAGAATCCAAATTCATCTGAAAGAATTTCAATAGGTTCACCATTATTTAGAGTGTATGTGAATCTATATGGAGCAACTCCGCCCTTTCCAGTAAAAGTTAATATTGGTTGATCTGCCTCAATCGCAGTTCCAAACACGTCAGCACCTGTTAATTTTGGTTCTACCGGTTCAGGTATTGGAAAGAATTCATAAAACTTAGTATCAGGTAATGCATTACCTTTTGATATAATCCATTTTCTAAATTCGGCTTCCGCATTATATTTTTTTGGAACTGGTAGAGCTTCTAATAAATCAGCAAATTTAGGGTCTTTAATCTTATCTTCAAGAGATGGAGTAGTTGATTTAAATAAATCATTAAATGCTTTTTTAAATCCTTGTTCTAAAACTGCTTTTTGACCGGATTGATGAAGATTTCCAAATGGAGTTTGTGAAGTTTTGACTGCATTAAAATATTCATTAGCCATAAACGTACCGAAGTCATCGGGTCCTTTAGAAGACCGACTTGCTAGTTTTGATGATACGTTATTTATAAATATTGGCCACTGTGCAGGCATGATTCTATATTTTTATAAGATATTTATCTGAATTAATTATTTACCTTTTTGCTGGTAATCTTTGTGCTTTCCTTTCAACTGACTAATTGTCGCTGGTGTTGGAGGAGATGGAGGTCCTGAAGGACCTGTTGGAGTTGGGTGAATATGTTTTTGATAATCATCTAATAGAACATTCAACCATTTTTCTAAAGAAACTCCACGAACCGCAGGTTCTTTCTCATCTTCTGATGCTTCTCCAGTATTTGATAGGAATATGTTACCTGAATCTAAAAAGATTTTAGTATCAGTGCTTATTTTAATATTATTCTTTTCATCGATTTGTATTAGGGGTCTCTCCTTGGCACCCTTACCTCGTGTGATAATTATACCATCTTTAGGAGAATGATAGATCCTGATGTTACGGATTTCATCGTATACTAATGAGATAGTTTGTTGCGCTTCATCTTCTGATAGAGCATCTAAAACTTCAGATTTTAGGGCTTTACGTTGATTAACCTGATAAAAATATTCAGGATGATATAAGTTACCATTATCAAAACGAATTGAAACAATATCTCCAACATTAGGAATTGCATGAGCTCCTACAGCATTTCTGTTTCCACATGCTGCCCAAGGAATATCTTCGGTTGGAACGTTATCAAATTTACCAAAGACCATGACTTTACATCTTCCATTTTTCAATGGGTCTTTATTTTCAACAACTTTACCAAGCCAATGAGTGTCCCTAATATTATCACTACCACCTATTTCATCAACTGTAGCCATTATTACTTTTTATATACGTTTCCTATATTAATTAATGCGTCTCTATTTGCCTTATTTAAAACATCAACTAGAGGAGTTCCATCCAGAAAATGGACATTTTTACCAACAACACTTTCAATACCGCCTGCAATTCCTTTAACATCAGTCGCCGCATCCAATGCTCTCATAGCTTTACCATAAACATTTTCTAAATTAGGTATTCTTCTATTTACATATCTTTTAGCTTCAATTTCCGCCTCTTCCATTTTGGATTTTGACATTCTTTTTAAATCATCAGTCGCTCTCTTTCCATATCCATTAACCTGTTCAGACGCTTTAGTTTTAAGATTTTTAAATCCTTTAGTCAAATTTTGTTTAAATGACAATTTTCTTTCAGCAGCAGGATCAGTATGTTTTCCCATCTCTTCTATTTTAGCCTTGGTTTTTGCATCTATTCCAGCTTCTGGATCATCTATGTTACGGTCACCTTCATCTAACTTTGTTTCAAGTTCAGTAGTTGGAGCAATTATATTTTTATAAGCAGTTGGATTTCCTTTTTGAATATCTTTGCTCATGAATACAGCGCCATTTAACGCTCTAGCATCAACGTCATATACTCTTTGATAATTAATTGTAATTTCATTTGCAGCAACTTCAGGCGCTGATGCAGATAAATCAGCAAATGATTTATGTCCACTTTCAGATAAATTAAATTCACAATATCTAAGTTCATACATGAAAAATGGACGATTGTTTTCTCCTGATACAACACCAGAAGCAGAATTATCATATATTCCTCTAATATCAGAAACATAAATATACATGTTGAATTTTCTTAAATTTGGAGGTAATACATAAGACCATCTATTTTCGTCCCATACTGCTTTACGATAAAGCTGCATTAAACCTGCAATATTTAAATTAATAGTTTCTAAACAACCAATTACTAACTTAGCATCATCTCCACCAAAATAAGCATTTTCAGGAGTAAATTGTGTTAATCGATCTACGCCACCTAAAGATTGCCAATGCCATGGCATTTCGGTATTAATTTTAAATAAAGCTTCTTTAAATGCAAGAAGAGAACTTAGTTTATGTTCATATTTAGTAGTATTTAGTCCTCCTCCAGAATTACCAGAAAGATGTTTTTTAATAAAACCTTCAGCTTCACCATTAAATAAAGGCGAATTGTAGCTAGTGTCAAATAACAAAGTAAATGATAAATAGGTTGGATCCTGATATGATGACATATCAACTCCACCAGTTGCTCCTTTTGAAAGGAGACCTGATTTTCTAAATTTATCTAAATCTAAGAATGCTGACATGAATTATATATTGTTTTTAAATTGTATTAAGCTTAGATGGCCATTCTCTTCTTAAAAGAGTTAATTTTTGTCGGATTCCTAAACCATCTTCGGAATCATAAAGGTATTGAATGTTTTCAATAATATAATAACCAGTATGGAATTCATCCATAACTATTTTATCTCCACCTGGAGATGCAGGATCTTCTCCATACTCCTCTCCAACAGTGTTAAATCCTTTTTCTTTTTTCTTTTCTTTAAGAGAATTTAATCTAGCAACTTCAGTGTCGTTGTATGCTGTTACAAAAACTGGAATCTTTTGAAACATATAAAGACCAGGATTAATTTGGTCTAATGTTATTTCTAATTTCATTTTTGTACTTTGAGCATAATTCATTTTGTTCTGAATTGCAGCAAAATAATGGTTAATGTTCATATTTCCATGCTCTTTATCAGCATCAATACGTCCAACATATTTTTGTTTAACTTCATCTTTGAATCTAGTTTCCTCTTCTTTTCCAGTACCTTCTTTTCTACGACCTCTTAAAGGCTCTTCAATATCTGACATTGTTTTACTAGCTCGTGGTTCAATATCAAATGAAACTAATCCTTCATCGCTGTCATTTTCAAAATACTGAAGTTTCATAGTATATCCAAACTTGGCAGTTTTTGCACCGGCCTCATTAATAACTTTAAAGTTCTCAAAAAATTGAGAACTTGAATTATATGTTGGGTGATTTGTTAAAAGCATTGCTGCTTTAATTTTATTTGTATCGTCAGTATCTTCAGGATTTTTATTCATGTCTTCCTGCATCTTATTAAAATAAGTCAGTTCCAAATCATTTTTAGAATTGAATACTTTGTTAAGATCGACGTAATTTAAATTGTAATATGGATCTATTTTACCAACAACAAAACTTTCATCATCAATATATCCGTGTTTTATAATATCTGTGATAAACTGTGCTTTGGAAATAAATGGACAGAATCTAGACATTTCATCATCAGTTTTATCAATATTAGTTGCAAAACCTAATTGAAGTTCGGTTGCAATTTGTTCTAAATGATCTAGTGATGTTTTCTTTCCATATCCTTTAGACTCTTCAGCTAATATTTTAGGAACTTTAAGTCTTCCACGTATTGAATATTGTCCACCTGCTAAAGATTGTGGATTTGCTCCTCCTTCATCAGAAGAACTTGCGTTACAATTAATAATATCAAAATCCATTCTAATATCTTTATAAGTATCAGATTGTCTAGAAGCCAGTCGAATACTAACAATATCTCCGTCTCTTGGAATAGAATCACCTTTAAATTGGTTATCACTATCCATAAAGGCAATATTTAATGTTGGTAAAAAACTAGAAGTATCAATTGTCATTGAATTCAAATCGTATTCTTGAATATCAATATTGTTAATTCTTACTGCTGGAGTAATATTACCATTTGATTTTGAAATCTTTTTACCACCTTCTTTTTCCTCAGATCCTGAATCATAATTCATTGGATCCAACTTAATAGTCGGTTCGGTAATTACAAGTATATGTCTATCTAAATCGCTAGCCATTAAAGTTTATTATTAGTATTGTTATTGATTTTGTTAAGCCTTTGAATCTCTCCTTCAAACGCTTTATTTGACGTTAAAAGAGCAGATGTTCTATCTTTAGTTGTAGGCATTGCATTACCTACAATAGTTTCTCCATTTTGAATAACAACATTAGTTTGATCAGATTTTAAAACGTTTGGTGGTAGAATTTCTTTTGCACCGTTTGGCTTTTCAGCAGCTTTTCTTTTAAGATAATCAAGTCGATTTTGATCTTTAACTGGAAGTCTTTTAGTGTCAATGAATTTATCTCTAACAACATTAGCTTCTTTTACTCCAATTCCTGGTTTCTTCCATTGTTTTAGTAAAACATCTAATGGCGGTACATCTAAGACATCACCAACTCCTATTGAAAATGGATTTGAAATTCCATTAAATTTTAAAATTTGATCTCCATAATTAGCATTGTTATACAAATTAAGAGAAATCAAATCAATCCTGCCTGCATAATATTCATCAACCACAAATGTTTTATCTACCCTAACAAAATCAGGAAATAGCATTGTAGGTTCGGTCATAATAACCTTGTTTTCCGATTCATAATCGGAAGTTGTCATTTTCTTTTTGTCTAAACTGTTTAACATTAGTCTGCTGCAAATTTTCTAAATGAATCATCTATATGAGAACCACTTTTAGCACTAGTACCAGATAAATTGGCTGCTGGGCTTCCTTTTTCTCCATATTCAGAAACATCTCTTGTTTTATTAATATCAACGCCATCATTTGGTTTAAGATAGAATCTACCTCTTCCCGCATTGAACATGCTTTCAATATCTGTTTTATCTCTTGGTCTTCCTGGTTTTAATGTGATTTCAACTTCCATTTCTTCTGGAAAATCTTGTACACCATTACCACCTTTAAAATTAATCTTGGTTCCAGTAATAATTAAGTTACCCATAACCATCATTGGATTTAATGGATTTCCAACCGTAATATGCCATTGTCCAGTTGCATCACCGGTTAATAACGCATTTGCAATAGCAGGTGCTTGAGGTGAATTAAATAAATCCATTAATGCACCACCTAGTAAGTTACTAACAACCTTAGAACCACCAAGTCCATTCTTTTTAATATCATCAACTATATTAGTTGCCATTCCTTGTAAATCACTCATTACAGATCCTAAGAATTCTTTGTATTGTCCACCTCTTAATAAGTCAATATTTCCAAATGGTTTACCAATAGATCCACTACCTAAATATCTAACTTCTCCTCCCCAAAACGGTGCAGTAGAATATGTTAGAGCAAGAATATTTGCAAATTGATCCATGAAAAGAACTTTTGGATTTGCACCATAAATACCTTTCATCTCATACTGAAATTTAACAGTAAATTCTTTTTCAAATAATAAACCATTTTGACCACGGGTCATCATTGATGTAATTTTATTATAAGGACCAAATACGTGGTTTGGATATGTTGCTGTTAATGGATCAAATCCAGCTCCAGCCGCTTCAGTTTGTTTAACTTGTACGCCATTCATTCCTTGACCAGCTCCCATAAATGCTTTACCAACACGAGAACTCATTAATCCAGAACCTAACTTACCACCAGAAGAATCGCTATTCGTAGCAGTAACAGTTTGAACGTCAGCTTTCTTTTCTTCCCAATCGTACTTGTAATCTAGTGCAAGCATATCTGATAAATTATTACCAGTAGCCTCAGACATCCATGTTATTGCGCGAGCAATATCAGGACTTTTTGCATTTTCTTTTTTGCCATCAGCACCAATTACCATTGGCGTAATAATATCGTCTTCAACTGGAAATGGAAATCTTCTAAGAGTAATCATATAATTGTTAGGGATTTTACCAATGTATTTACACATTGCAAAATCAGAATAATTATATCGATATCCTAAAGAACCATGTTCATTAGTCATTTGTATAATATTAGTAATTGTTGGCTCTACTAAAGTCTCAGCATTAATTAAATTATAATCTTTCTTTAAATCCGCATTTGCACCAGCAACTAGACCAGTGAGAGGAGTTCCTCTGTACTTCATTAATGTATACCTGTTAAATGCAGAATATGGAAGAGGACCTTCATTGTATGCTGTTTCTCCTTTAGGTCCTTTTTTACGACCTTGTCCTTTAGCGCCTGCTTCTCCTTGTTTGTCCGGTGGATAAAATTTATATGAATCAACAGGTTGATCGTATAGAGTATTGTTTCCTTTAATAAGTTTATCAATATCTCTATTATCTGCTGCTTCTATTCCAGCAGCATATGCACTACTTCTACCAAAATTAGTTTGACCTTCTAAAGGACTAATTTTATTTTCAGAATTTAAAATTAAATCAGGGAGTTCGTTAGACTCTGTAATTGTTTTAGTCGCATCCTTCGCGTTAATAGTTTTGTACCTCTTTGGAGCAGACCCAGACGGTTTAGAAGCGCCTTTAGGCTCTTTACCAGCATTCCAAACTTTATTATAAGCATCATCTGCTTTTTTAATATAACCATCAATAAAACTAGGCATTTATCTCATCATTTTTTTTAAGGCACATTGACCTTATCTTATATATTCGTATATTAGAAATATTGCCTGAAAATTAATAGTCCCAAAGCTGGGAATAATGGCATCTAACGTATGATGGAGTATTTATCTGAATGCCTACTTTATACTTCTTACGGAATCTAGTATTAAAATCAACATCTTCACTTGTTTCAGTCGTATCTCGCCACTGGATGTCATCAACTTTTTTATGTATGAATAACCATGGCGCCATAGTTAACATTCCAGGTTTCATGCGAGTAATAATCCATTCACTATCTAAGCCAGGTACTTGATATTTTACAGACTGATCTGATGGAAACATGCCATTAGTTTCGGGCCAGGTTGCAATATGATTATCAAACCAAGATCCATTTGAATAAAAATCTAAATTAGGATTGTTATTAAATTCAGTTACAATAGATTGTAAAAAATTTGGAAGTAAGAAATCATCAGAATCCATGTATGTTATCAAATCACCAGTTGATAAAGTGACTCCAACTTGTCTAGGAACACCACGATAGTACTTTTGTCCATCAACAAGTTCATACATATTTGGAACACCTTTTTTATCTACAAAGGCATATTTAATCAGAGGATCTGTTTTAAAAAGAGTATTGTATGTGTTATGTACTATTTCACAGCCATCGCTAATAATGATTAACTCAGCATTCAAATAGGTTTGAGCCTTGAACGTGTTTATAGCTCTTATAAATTTATTAATTGAATTATTTCGTGATCCAGGATAGTCTCCTAGATATGCCTGCATAATTACTGAAATCTTAGGTTGTAACATTATCCTTTGTCTATTTTATCTAGTTCAGCAGAGTCTGATCTATATAGTAATTTATCAAAATAATCTTTTTGATCAGGTGTCCGATCTCCTAAGAACTTTTTAAGAGCAATTACGAATTCGTCTTTAACGTGATAGTAATATTTGCCTTTAGAATAGGCTGAACGGTTTGAAAGCTCATAAAGCTCTTTTAAATGCTTCTCAATAAAGAAGTCATGTAAGTTATTAAATAGTTCTAATTGTTCAACTCGAGTTTTAACACAGAAGATAGAATCAACTACAAATAGGTAACTTTCCCATTTTTCAGAGAATAGTCTTTCAAGGTCTTCGATCTTAGAATATTCTCGACGACTTAAATTAATTTTAGTTTGTTTTCCTTCAAAACTGCCGTCAAAAGTTAACCCAAAAAAGTATCTTTTTAGGAAATCAATATCATCATACAATTTATCGATTTTAAGCATATATCTAGGCATGTTCTCATCAAACTTGACATCATAGATAATTGCTCTTACCGGGAATAGAATGTTTGGAAAACGTTTATTGGATAGGAGTGCATGGATTTTATCACCTTTGGTAAATATCTTATGCTTTATCATTTGTTAAATGACTGACATTGTCAAACAATGTCAATATATTTTCATTCGTCGAAGGAGCTTCACTAATCATAGTTAGATTAAATGTAAACTCTCGATAGTAGAAATCAGTAACAATCTCCTTAAGATTGGCGATTGTTACTGGTTCTAAGTTTTTCAATAGGTACAGGATTCTATGGTCCTGATGAAATAACAATGTAGCTTCTAGTGTCTTAAAAATATGAAGCCCAACAACAGACTGATTTGGTTCCTCTCCATAAGGACAGGATTTAGCCAGCTTATTTGAAATAGCCTGGTAATCTATAATTGTGTCATAATTAGATTCTAGTCCCTTTACAAAGCGGACATAGTCTCTTCTATGTTCTGACCAAACACAGTCGATTATTAAACTCATGATTTGTTAAGTAGGGATTCGAGCATAGTAATTCTCTTTTTAAGAGAATTGATCCTATCTTCAATCTCAGCTTTAGTTGGCTGATAATGGTCTCCCCAATCCGTAGTTATTTTTATTTGATCTGAATCTTTAGTGCTACCAAATTCAAGTCCGCAATCTTCAGAAACTTCTAAAAGAAATTTGACTTTATTTTCATTAGCATTTTCAGATTCAAAATCGTAAACAATAACAGAACTATAGCTCTCGCCAGCTGCATTTGCATTGTCTTCTAAAACGTATTTGATTACGCCATTATCGGCAAGTTCTATTGTTATAGTTTGCATACTCTTATTGTTCTTTTCTAGCTAAACGTAATTGATTAGCTTGTTTACTAAGTTCTCTTGATTTTTTCTTGTCTTCTCTGTAAGTTTCTTTATCCTTTACAGCCATTAAAGTCCAAGACTCTTCTAATAGAGCAATTTCAGCTTCATTATATCCTAGTTCGGTCCAAGTTTCTTTTTGACGATCTAAGATAATTTGTAATTGATTTTCGATTTGGTCTTGAGCATTACGAGTATTCATCTCATGGATTTTCTCGCCCTCCTCTCTCATCTTATCATACCACTCTTTTTTTGCTGGTGAGAAGTGACCAATTTGTTCTTTAGCTTTTAACATGCCAGCTTGTTTGTACATGTTTCTACGAGCTCTTCTGTTTGGGGTGTTATTCATAATAATTGTTTAAATAGTTAACGACTTCTTGATTAATATAATTCTGTAGTTTATCTATCTGAATTTGAGATGTCACAACCTGAGAGATTGTAGCAATCATTTCTTCACGAGTTTCATCACTATTATCTAATAGCATTGAAAATACTTCTTTCTTTGGTAAATTAATACCAATATTTAAATCTATTGTTTCTATATTTTTAGAAGATAACTTAATTATAAGTTTTTCTAATGGTGAAACTTCGGTCAGTGTTGCAATTATAGGTTGAGCAATAGGTTGAGCTTTAGGTAATTCAACCTGATTATTTGCAAAAACATGTTCATTTGCCGGAGGAAATGGAATATTGCCATCTATAATTTGTTCCAAAAATTCATTTTGGATCGATTTAAAAATTCTAGTACCATCCGTGAAATAATACATCTCGGTATCTTCACGTTCAACTTCAACAATATTGCCAAAGTTTTCACCTTTTTTCCATTGAAACTTTTTAACTTCTTTTTCTTCAATGACAGTTTCAGTATTGCTCATAGTTTTATCTTTTTTCATTCCTAAAAAATTACTAATTTTCGAGAACATTGAATTCTTCGTCGGATTCATTATATTTTTTCATGAATTTTTCTATAAATCTTTCAGATTCTTTTCCTTTTTCAGATCCCATCCAACATTCTACTCTCTTAATATACATGTTGTAAAAATAATGAGAACCTTCATTCTTTAATTTATCCTCTAAAATCTTCACATCCTCTGGATAGTGCCTTACGTTAAATCCCATAATATTATAATATATTTATTCGTTATTCCAGACTATGTCTTGGTAGACCGGAATCCCAGCCTTTTCTAATAAATCAACTCCACTAGTATCTCTATACTCTTCGCAATATCGAACTTCGGATATTCCAGCTTGAATAATCAATTTAGAACATTCGAAACAAGGCATTGTTGTAGTATAGAGAGTAGTTCCAACCGAACTAATAGTGGATTTTGCTAGTTTTGTAATTGCATTTGATTCTGCATGGAGAACTTCTCGTTTAGTAACATGAGATCCAGTAGAATCTATGTGTTCACATTCATTCTCAAATCCGTGTGGAGTTCCATTATAGCCAACACTGATGATTTGACCATCTTTTACAATGATACAACCTACCTTACGGCGCTCAGCATAACTTAGTTTTGCAATTTGATATGCAATCTGCATGTGTATTTTGTCTATCGGAATTCTCGGCATATTAAAATAAAAATGGATCTGAATAATTATATTCAGATCCATCAAATAGTTTATTTTAAATAAGGGTTATTCGCCTTCTGCTTCTTCGGCACCATATCCACCTTCGGCTAATTTAACTTCTTCAATTTTCTTAGAGAAAGCCTCTTTAACCATGTTAAGTGCAGCTTCGTAAGCTTCAACACCAAACTCTTCTTTACATTCTTTAATTGCTTTTGCAGAAAGACCAGCGATTAAAGCTGCATTTTCGCACATATAGCTTTCAATAGTATGATCGTCGTGTGCGTCTGTTTCCCATGCTTTAGCTTCTTTAACTACTTTTTCGTAGCATTTTTCAAGCATTTCAGAAACCATTTCTTCGATTTCCTCTTCTTTAGCTTCTTCGCCTTCTGGCTTTTCTTCAGCTTCATTAGTTTGAACCTTGTCAGCTTCAACTTCGGTTTCTTCAATATCCTTTTTATCAGGAGTACCTAAGTCAACGATTTCTTTTTCTACTTCCTCAGAACGATCCATTTCTGATACGAACTGATCAAATGATTTATATCTCATTTCTTTAATTTTATTTTTAAGATTATTTAGTATATATTATAAGTCTCCATCTTTTTCTGGAGTTTTACCAAGAGTGTAACCTTCAGGGCAATGTCCCCAAATCAGCAAAGACTTTAACCATCTGGTCATTTCTCCATTTCTAAAGAAGTAAGGCGCTTTCATATTCTTTTTCATACCAATCATTCGACTGTTAAATGAAACTTGTTTACCACACCAAAACCACATAGTTGGAGTCCAATTTTTTTCAGCTTCAGCATAAGATTTTCCAATTGGAATCATCTTAATTAACATTTCAGCAGATTCTTTTCCACTGTCAATTCCATTTGCATCAGCCTCTTTACTTGTTAATCCAGCATCTTTACCATCATCTTCTCTAAATTTCTTAATCTGATCTGGTGTCATATTAATTAATTTATTCCACTCAGTCCAAGTGTCTTTAGAAGGTTCAGCAGATCTGTCTTCAGCTTCAAATAAAAATTGATTGAATGATTTAATCATTATGATTTTGGTTTTTTATTGTATTTGCGTTTAGGCTTAACCGTGTCATGATGACTAGCCATTGGAAACTCGGGTTTGGTTTCTTTAGCCTTTTTCTTTTTAGGTGTTGCTGCCATTTTAGGTGGTGCAATAACCGGCAAATCATTAATAATGTCATCATCCGATAAACCAAATTCAAATGTTGAATCCTTTGGTGCAACAAATTTCTTTGAAAGGTACCATGCTAATGCGATCAATGCCGCCAAAATAATAATTACTGTCATATAAAATGTTTTTGATTTGATTTATATATTCACAAAAAAAGGGATCCTTTCGGATCCCTTATCATCATGGAGATGCAAATTACTCTTGTGTTTTAGGCTCTTCTATTACATTAGCAATAAATAATGTTTCCAAGGTCGCAATTAGGTCATTAGCTTCACTAACTTTTCGTACTAGTTTGTCCATCTCATCAATGATTTGAGGGTGTTCACCAATACCGGTTGAATTACCATAATATACTTCAAGAGTTGCCAGTGCTTCTTTCTTTTGTGCTTCATATCTGGCTTTTAAAGCTTCTACTTTTAGTGATGACATATAATTTGAATTTTGTTACCGTACTTATACGATCTAAATTAAGATTGTTTCATATTTTCTAAGATAATTTATTAGAGCTTTTTCTTTAGCTTTAGCTTCTAAGTCAATGTCAATTGAAAGCCCATATGAATCGATATGTTCGTAAATGTAATCGGCATGTGCACGATTTACAACTGAAGCATCTTCGTGAATTTTTTTACATGAACTATAATGAACAAGCTGTCTGATACCTTCTGGCCAAGTTGAAGCTGCTAGGTATAAAGCATCTTTTTGAGACATAGGATCTTCATAACACCAATGGTGATGATAGTCAAATACGATTGGAATTCCTGTGTGAGCTGATAAACCATAAACTAAATCACTTGTAGAATATTGAGCTTTTTTATCGTCATTTTCTACAGTCATGCGTTCTTTGACAGAAAGGTCTAGAGTATCGAATGCTTTTATAAAACGATTGAGAGAATCTTCTTTACTGACTGCTGTTGTATTAACATGAATATTGATAGCAGCATCTGGAGTTCTTGGCAAACCAATAAGATCCATGATTTCTCCGTGCTGATTAAGTTCTTTGATAGAACGAACGACAACATCTGGATTTTGACTAGCAATTACACAAAAATGACCAGGATGGAATGTCAATCTTTGACCTGCATCCATTGCAATTTTACCAGCACCTTTAAGAAGGTTAGAGATTTTAGTATAATCTGGTAGGTCTTTGATTTCATACTCAGACATCCATGGAATCATATCAGAAGACATCCTGTAAAGCTTGATACCTTGTTGATTATTCCATTTGATAATTTCGATGAGGTCTCGGACATTTTGTAAAGCTAGTTCGCTGGCATATTGAATTCCCTTTTGCTCAAAAGTACGTTTAATCATACCACGACCGATTGTAATACCTTTCTGTTCTTGAAGGGTCATATTGATACAACAATAACCTAGTCTATTCTTCATAATCTCTAATAATATGTTTACGCCACCAATTTTTAAGTTTAGAATTGTCTGGCAATTTATCAATTCTAGGTTCGAATACAAAAGGACATGATACTAAGACAAGTCCTATAATTATACAAATGATTAGTCCCATTGTTTCTCAAATTTATACCAATGATCTGCACTAGCGCAACATCTTAGTCCATCAAAAATAAGGGTGTCCATTTCTTTGCCACTAATATTTTCAAAAAAGTCATAAATGATTTGATGAGCTTCTTCAGCATTATCAGTTAAGGTGAATGCATGTTCGTTTACAGCTGAAAGTATTCTAGTTGCAACTTGGTCATTGTTTGAGAATCTGGTTCCTGCATATAAATCAGCATAAGCATCTCCTTTAGAAATATTTTCAAAGATTTCTTCATTACTGTGTCTTAGTCTAAAAACACTAAGAGCAGTTTCTATAATTGGTGTAATTCTACTAACTTCTGGCCATGGATTTCGGCCTGATATTCCGTTTGCGTGTACTTTTGTTACGTCGATTTTTTTCATTTTGTTATTTGTTTATGATATGTAAATATAATCAATTTTCTTGACAGTAAAAAATTTATTTTAATTTATTTTCTAGCCAAGTGTGAAAATCTCCGTAGTAAGATTTACCACCAATATTCCATGTTGTTAATTCCGTCATAGAATAATTACGATCATAAGTTTTCCAATCATAAAGAGTGAAGGGTTCTCCTTTGTAACTAAATTCCCATTCAAATTGAACTTTATCATCTCCGCTAGCTTCTTCATAAGTTGGTTTACCAAACGCTTCTACTAATTGACTATAAGTATAACCTCTTAAATAACCTTGTAGAGAAGTTCCTCCAGCATTGTGACCATCTGTTTTTATACAGATTTCAGCAATAACCATTTCCTCTTCCCAAGGTCTTGATTCAAAATAAAGACTTTGCTCTTCTAAATAAGATTCATATTTCTGCCAATTCTTTACTAATTCTAAAGCAACTTCTGTGTCCTCTCCAGATTGAGATGGATCGATATTTATAAATCCACAATATTCAGAATTTGTAGGATCTAGTTGATAATCTTTGCGTATTTCGTCGATGTACTTTTTAACTTTATTTTCCATAATGATTTTTTCTTACTGTTGAATGAATGTGATTAGCCCATGTATTAAAATCTACTTGTGTTGGAGGTGTAACAACTCTTGATACTCTGATTTCTCCAGGTTTTGGTAAATTAGCAGGTTCTCCATAAGATTCTCTTTTTCTTTTAAAGAGATTTGTAATTTTAGTTAATGTCATACTTTTATTTTTAGGATTAAATGTAATAAGATTCATTTTGATTATACGCTGCTACTTTTTCAGCATCAAATTTTTCATTTCTCCAACAGAAAGTGTTGAGGTCTAAGTTATGTTTACGAGGTTGATTTGAATTAGGATATGCTGTGATTTGTACAACCTTTTCAGTAATCATTGTAATTGGACCCGTGTAGATTAAATTGTAACTGTCATATTCAGCTGCATCTCCTAAAGAAAAACGATTAACCATTTTACCATCTACATAAATTTCGATCGATTTGTTTTTAACAATCTCTACTGAGTACTTAGTAGGTCTAGATGGGTAGTGTTTTCTGTTTTTAGTTTGAACTTGAATCATAATGTTATTGTTTTAATGTGATATGTAAATATAAACATAATTTTTCAAACGGTATAACTTTTTTGTAAAAAGTTATTAACATTTTATTTGTAAAGGTCTGTAGATGAGAATGCATATCCAATGGTGTATTTACCATTTGTACCTTTAATTAAGAACCTACGGCATCTACGTTTAGTTGACGGCTGGGTTAAATTTACTAAGTGATGATTAAATGAACTACTTCTCTGATATGCTGGTTTTCCCTGGCAAACAGTCTGGTAGTGAGTGTCCATTTCTTTGTAAGAAACTTCACCATTAAAATATACGAAATCTAGGATTTCCTGAGTGATCCAACCGTGTTGACCTTTTTTTAATCTTCTATTCATTTTGTTAATGTTTTAATGTTATATGTAAATATAAACAAAAAACTCGACATAAAAAAATGCCGAGTGAATTATTTTTAGAAAGTTATTAACATTATTTCCAGAATATCTGGACGCATATTATAATAAATGAGAGTATTAAGCAGATTAGGGTCTTAGTGTTTAACGCCTCATCCATCATAAAGTATGTTAGGAAAGAAAATGAAACCATGCCCATAGTAAATCCAATGAATCTACCTGGCCATAGTTGGCCATCATAATGTTCTGCAATTAGTTGAGTAGCCCTTATAAAGATATAGGATATTGTAGATCCTCCAATTATAGCAATTAATACCGGGTTCTTTTTAAACCAAGGCCACATAAATTGGCCATTAGTCTGAAACCAAATAAGAGATTGGCCAAACAGGAATAAAAGAATCCCATAGATTAATGCTCTCAAAATAAAGACTCGGTTTTAGTAAGTAAATGTGATATGAAACTAGGTCTATGTTCTATGGTAGGACCAATATCTTGAATTGCTGTAATGTGTTGCTTAGTACCATAACCTTTATTAGAAGCCCAACCGTAAGGTTTATTAGAATCGTTTTCGTTCAACTCCTTCATAAGATTATCTCGTTCAACTTTAGCTAAAATAGAAGCTGCGGCAATAGAAGTATATTTGTTATCTCCACCAACAACAGTCGTGTAGCTCTTGTCTTTATAACCATGGAATTGGTCTCCATCAATTAAGACAAAATCAAAATCTTTTTCTTGTTGAACATTTTCTAAAGCTAAATTCATGCCATACAGAGTAGCCTTTAAAATATTCATTTCCTCAATATGATTAACATCAACATGGACTACTGAATATGCAAGTGCATTATCTTTAACAATTTGGTATGCTTGTTTCTTTTGCGCTTCTGAAAGAACTTTAGAATCTTTAATTAACGGATGTTGGAAATCAGCAGGCATAATACATGCTGCAACGGTTACTGGACCAGCCAAAGCTCCTCTTCCTGCTTCATCTACCCCAATTTCTACTAAATCAGAATCAGTGTTGTACTTTGGTTTAAGTAATATTTGCATAATTATTTGGATTGTTGCGTTAAGCTTTCATAGATATTTTTATAAAGAGCTGATTGATTTTTAAAAATTTCAGATTCCATCTCTTTACGAATACCTTCAATATGTGTTTTGATATAACTGATAATCTTGTCTCCATCATTACTATTAATATGTTTAGAAGCAAAGAACTTGTGATTAGTAATTCTAATATTGTCATAATCTACAACAATAAAATATTCTAATTCTTTATTTTCTAAGTAATATGTCTGACTAATAGGAGCTGTTAAGAACTTGGTCTTAGGGTGCTTTGACATAGCACGAACAATAGCATACATCATTGCTGTATCTTTGTCCATTTTTCCGCTAAATCGACTAGAGCTAATTCTAGCTAATTTAACCTTTGACCTTTTTAAAAGTCTTTTAAAATAAGAAAAGCCCATATATTTTGGATATCGTTAAACATACAAATTATATGGGCTTATACTAAAAAGTTTATTAATTCAACTACTTATTATTGTCGAACTTCCATTTTTCATATCGGCGTACAATCTCTTGTAAGATTTCAGCTCGAACAATATCACTTTCACCAAATTGATGAACACCAACCCCTTTAACGCCAGTCATCAGCTCAATGAATTGCGGTAAAGATACTTTGCTTCTTTCAATATCATATTGACTAACGTCTCCGGCAATTACAACTTTACTGTCCTCTCCCATACGAGTAATGAATAGCATTAATTGTTTCCAATCGGCGTTTTGAGCTTCATCTAGAATCATGATAGCATCATCAAATGTATCTCCTCTCATATAAGCAAGAGGTTGAAATTCTACGGCACCAGATCCTAATAAGATATGTGCTTCAGAGAACCCAATAATCTTTTCAATATTTGATGTAAATGATTTAATATAAGGTGCAATCTTTTCGTCAATTGTACCAGGCAAAAAACCTAATTTTTCACCAGCTTCCTGGATAGGTTTAGTTAAAATAATTCTTTTGATTTTCTTTTCTTTAAGTAACTTAATTGCTGCGTAACAAGCTGAGAAAGTCTTTGAAGTTCCAGCTGGACCGTAACAAAAGGTAACTTGATTTTTAAGGATTGTATCAACATATCCTTGTTGTGATTCTTTTAAATAAATCTTGTTTAAAGATTGTTCAACATTTTGAGAGCTTGTAGGTTTACCTTTTCTTGTAGTCATATTTGTTTTTGTATTTAATCACCAGCCATTATGACTAATGCTTTTAGTTTCATAAGAGTATCGCATTTTTCATACTCTTCCATTTTTTCAAAATATTCAATAAGTAGTTCGATGAATTTTGAGCGTTGCTTCATACCATGAGGTATTTCAATTAGGTCTTTTCCTTCCTGAAACACAATAAATCGGTTTACTGTTTTCGTGAAGTTACGGGTCAAAGTATAATAACTTGACCTCATAATGTTGTCCTTTTCTCTATTTGGTATGTTTTCGCTCATTCTCAGTAAAAATCGTTCTTCACATTATATATTTCCAGGTATATACACCTTGTAATCAATAATGTAAATTATATTACGATTCTTTTTCTTTCTGAGTTTTTAAAGATTGAATATAAGTTGCCTTACGAACTTCATCTCTTCTTTCAACTGAAGGTTTAACAAATGTTTGCTTACCTCTTAGTTTTTGAATTTGTTTTGTTTTAACAACTTTACTCTTGTATTTTTTAAGAGCCTGTTCGATGTTTCCGTTTTTAACGTCTATTATAAGCATATTTCCTGTAGTATTTTTTTTAATTCAACACATTTTTCATACTCTTCTAAAGATTCAAACCAGCTAATTATAAAATTTAATGCTTCTATCTTCTCCTCACGTGTTGAATTTCCTTTTAGTGCACCTTGTTTTTTATTAATGATTGCATGATATACTAAATCCATCATTTTGTCCTTTGGTAGATTTTGTACTGCATTAAAAAAATTCAGGGCATCATCATCGATTTCTTGATTATGATTTTCCATTAGCCAATTCTTTAATTTTATTAACAAGATCGAGTTGTTCGTTATCTAAACAATTAAAAATAGCATGCACTTTAATAAGTAAACTACCATGATCCTGTGTTTTATATATTGGCATTCCTTTGCTTGGAATTCTTAAAATTCTTTCAGAAGCCGTATTAGGTGGTATATTAACTTTGTATTTTCCAAATGGTGTTTCTACAGTCAGTTCAGTTCCTAAAATTAAATCATAGAATGGAACATAAGAATCCATCCAAATATCATGACCTTGTAAGATTAGATTGTCATCTGGTAGAATATTGATATTAATAATTAAGTCTCCACGAGGGGCAGTTGTGTTAAATCGATTGTAATCTCCGCGACCATAAACTTTTAATATCATGCCAGTATGTAGACCTGGTGCAAAGTCAACTCGAACTTTATCAAAACCTAAATCAAATACTCGACTAGTACCATGATACGCATCATTAATATTAAATGTCGCATTGATTCTAACATCCTTTCCAGGAGCAGATTTTTCATGATTAAAATGTCTATCAAATTCAGTAGACCAGTTTCCGCCAAATTGACTGAATAGGTCATTGATATTAAAATTAGCACTTGAGAATTGGCGACTTAAATCATATTGTTGTCGCTTAGAAGGGTCTGAAAGAGTTTCATAGGCTTCTTGAACTGCCTGGAATTTCTCTTTAGATAATATGTCTGAATTTCGGTCAGGATGATATTGCTTCGCTAGATTGCGATATGCATTCTTAATCTCGTCCTGCGTCGCCGTTTCCTGAACGCTTAATGTCTGATAATAACTCATTCTTTTCTTTATTAAGCTGTTCTTTACGATATTCTATAATGGATTTCTTCTGATCTCGCTCAACGACATCAGCAATCCTCTTTAACTGAACTGTTAAAGCCATCATAGCGTCGATTAATTGGGTTTCCTTTGGTGTTGCCATAATTAAATTGTTATGATATATTTATCTAAATAAAAAAGGAAGCGGTTAGCTTCCTTTTTCTAGTTCGACTAGGTACTTTTTTAATAGTCCACATTTTTCATACTCTTCTAATTCGGCAAACCAGTTAAGCATAAACGTTAGTGTGTTCTTAAGCTCATCTTGGTTTAAGTTAATAAGCTTCATTTGGTCAACGTCGATACCATTAGCCTCGATGTTTTTAAAGTTAGCTCGAACCAATTGATCGACTACGTCATGGTACATTCCTTTAACTTCGTTTGTTTGCATAATTTGAGTTATTTCATCTTGTTCGTTTTCTTCGTTCTCTTCAAAGAAATCTTCGTTTTCAAAATCGTCGTTATACATTATTTATTAGTTTTAAATGATATGTAAATATAAACAATTTTTGCGACATAGAAAAACTTTTTGTGAAATATTTTTAAGAAATTTTCACTTTTTTCTTTTCAGGCGCCTTACCAAATGACAGTGATAATAAACCATCTTCCATAGATGCTGTTACCTCATCACTTGCGTCATCTGCTAATAGCCAACTTCTTTTAAAAGATTTTCTAAATGGATTCTCATCCTCTTTTGAAATTTCAGCAGATACGATTAATGTTCTACCGTCAATACTAACATCGACGTCTTGTTTTGAAAAACCAGGTAGAGAAATATAAAGAATTCCATTTTCAACAATGTATCCTTTATCTTCTGTAAACATTGTAGTTTTCCAGATTGGTTGTTCGAATTTTCCAAAAATGTCTTCGCACATTTTGTCGAAACTTGTTCCTCTTGTTGTAAACATAATTTAATTTATTTTTAATTTCTGGCTTATGCCATTACTATAATATACTCAAAAAGTGTGCCATTTGGTAAAATATGCCAAATTGTCATTAATAACTTCTAATAGGAGACATGTTGGCAAATTTCAACATTAAACTACCGGCTGCTTCAATATCCTCTTCGCAATAGTTTTTAATCTCTTCAATTCGTCCAGCATAAAAAGCTGCGCCAACTTCTCCGGCATTCATATCATCTTTAGGATTCTTAATTCCTAATAAGATACAAAGATGTGCTAGTGCTGCACTTGACCAACCACCCGCTTTCCATACTTCATATGTATCAATAAGGCAGTTTTCCCAAGGTTTAACTTTATGTAAGTGAAGTTGTCTGGGTAATTCTATACTATGTAGAATGGACTTCTTAATAATATAAGGTAAATCAAATCCCTTAATGTTGTGTCCAACCAGTTTAATACCAGGTGCCTTAAAGAATACTTGGTTCATAAAGTTAACAAAACTACTTAATAAGTCTCTTTCGTCTTCTCCATAGAATGACTTCTTTTGCATAAATGGAATATCGTCATCATTAAACTTAATTTGACCAACTGAGATACAAACTATCCGTCCCCATTCTGCAGTTAAAGAAGCCTTTTGAAAATAAATATCTGAGCTTTCGGCATCCTTAAGTTCTACATCTTCTGCTCGAATAAACTTTTCTTTACGATCCCAGAAACTTATAAGCTCAGGATGAGATTCTTTTAATTCATCTAGAGTCTTAAATCCAGATGTCGTCTCGATATCGATGAACAACATCGATTTGATTTCTTCTTTACTATACATGTTTGAATTTTGTAATGGATGGAACTTCTTTAATAATGTCAAAGATTGAACAAGAGTAAATCCAATAAGGTCGACCCAATTTCATAGCATCTTCCTTTGAAGCTTCTACTGAAAATGAATACCATTTAACACCGTATGCCTTTGTTAAATTTGCGTTTTCTTCAAGTAGAGTACCGTGGAAAACTTGCATTTTAGCCCATGTGAATTCGTATAATTTACCGACTTTAGGATTTTTAACGTTAATTACCTGGATTTCTTTTTGTTTCTTTGCCATATATCTTCTAATTTGTTATATGTAAATATAAACAAAATATTTCAAACGGTAAAATATTTTGTAAAGTATTTTCAAATTATATGAAAAAAAATGGAAAAGTTTAATCTAAGGTTTCAAAAGGATCTGCCCAGCTACGAATCGAGCGGACTTTAGTATACTGATCGTATGTTAAGTGGATTCCAATATATCCACCTGAAATAGAATACGGCGCATCAGATTCATTAAACCAATACGGAGGAGGAGTATCAATCCTATCATTTAAGAAGTCAAATAGTTCATCCACTAGCATGTGGTGAACGTATATCGTTAGTACCATACACTTGTTATTCGGATATCCCATTTATTTTTGAACTTTCCAGTTAGGATTTTGTTTCGTGTTCTGCTTAGAATCCGCTTCTTTATACTGTTTTAATAATTCAATAGTACTTGGTTCCATTGGAGCTTCATAATAGTCTTCAAAGATTCTTTGATAAACAATCGTAAGCACACCAAATAGAGTACCAGGCTCAGAATTCATTTCAAACACATAAATATTTTCATCATTATCTTCTGCTAAATCAATTGCATAGAAGTCTAAATCTTGGTGAGCATCAGAGAAATATCTAATTGCTTTAATATGAGAGTCCTTGATGTCTTTAACATCTTTAAGAATATATGAAAAGTTAGTTTCCTTTTCTGGATCCTTCTTAGCGATATCTGCCGTTTCATCATCCATTGGAACTCTTTGGCACCATTGGATAATTTCATCTCTCCACATAAAATATCTATGCTCTTCAGCAATATCTATTTTTTCTGAGAAAGAAGAGAACTTACTTAAATCTGCGTTTTCAAATTCTTTAGCATTATTAAATACAGTAATACCTAATCCACTATGTTCGTTGTCAGGTTTTGCAACAATAGGAAACTTAAGTTTACCAACATCATTTTTGTCGGTTGCAGTAGGAACAATATATCCACTATCAGCATGTTCCTTATAGAATTTTGCCTTTGAAACAATAGTTTCTCTAGCGTCAATTGTATTATAAACTTGGTATGGTTTAATCATACCGTTTTCTAAAAACTTTTCTAAAGTTTTTCTATCATAATTCAGGACGGGCATATCATCAAATTTTTCAATTGATTCCATGTCCATTGTTATAACATTCCAGTACTCTTTTGATTTGTATGCTGGACCCGTAATAAAAGAATCGTCAAGAACTTTTCTTCGAGTGATACACACTTTCTTGAAATCATCCTTGACGATTGCTTCGTTTATAAATTGTTCAAATGTTAATAGAGATTTCATACTCTATATATTAAATTTTATTTGTAGTGCTGACCACCTACCCAAAGTACAAAAGAACGACGAGTTCCTTTAGTAACAGGTTTTACTCTGTGCATTAAGTATGATGGAAATACAACAACATTTCCTTTTCCACGAGGTGCTTGGCGAATCCATTCTCCACCTCCCCATAATTCTAAATCTCCACCTTCATATTCATCAGCATCTGATAATTGAACAGTGATTGATACTTTTCTTCTAGAAGCCATACCATTTCCAATATCTTGGTGCCATGTGTAATGACCTTCTTGGTCCGCATAGTACTCAGTATATTGAATAGATTCTGGTGCTGAAATTAAATCAAAACCCCAAAGAGCTTCATTAGCTTCGCTTGCCATTTGAGTTAACTTGTCATATAGCCAAGACCATTCATTAGATTGTGGAATCCATTTGATGCTAGAGCTTCTAACTGTTTTGTCTATTTCGGTTTCTTTACCACCGATAACAGTTGCTTTTTCAAAAGGAATTGTAGCAATGTCATTATAGATTTTGTTTAATTCGGCTGGTGTAAATCCTTTTTCAAACCAGTAATATTGTTGAGGATCATTTTCTGGTTGTACGTAAATGTTTTGAAAGTTCATATTTTATTTATGTTTAGTTATTAAATTTTGTATTGCATTATCCCAATATTGATGTTCCTGTTGCATATGAGTATCTTCAAATTCTTTACTCGTAACCGATACATCTCCTGGAGTTTTAAGTCCTCTGATTTGATAGATTTTTCTACCTTTCAAATCTTTATTATAGAAATATAAGTAATCATCTCCAAAAAAGACTTTAAATTCATTTGGGATCTGAACATAATTAGCTTTCTTTAAAATCATCATACAACCAAATCCGTATACTCTACAATCTAGCTCTTCTAATTCTAAATTATCATTGTCAGAATTCATTGAGTTAGAATTTAGACCGTCAATTATATTGTCATTATGTAATCCAATCATTCCAAAATCTGGATCAGTCTCTACAAATTTTTTAAAATTATTTAAGAGACAATCAACATTTAAAGAAATATCATCGTTCAACAGGCAAATATAATTGTTCTTTGCTAGCGTTGCTCCAATATTCCACGCTGGATTGACATAGATATTATTTTTTACTCTAATCACTGTGATCCTAGGATCATTTGTAGAAAAGTTCGAATTTAGATTATCTATTATGATTAGTTCTATGTCCTTTCGGTCAGATTTAATAATAGATTCTATTGTCCCTTTAATTTTATCAGATTTCCAAAGAGTCGGTATTATAAATGTTATCATAGTTCGTAAATTTCATTGACATATCCTTCTTGATCGCCAAATCTACTTTCAACGGATAGTGGATTATTTGGAGATTCATTATAAGCCCAATCTTCTTTCCCTAACTCTTCAAATCTTGCTTTGATTTGCTCATTATAATGGTACATAATTGTTTTAACTCTACGTTGAATATCTGCTCGACCTAAATTATGAGAGTTTGTAGTATTACCGTCATCATAAATAAATTGAAGGTAACCTAATCGTGGTATTCTCATCATCTTGGTTTTCAAGAATGTTCTAACGATTAATTCATAATCATCCGCAATTGTAAGGTCTCTACAGTGTCCGCCTATTTCAAAATAAGTTTCTCTTCTCCATGCTCGAACATGGTTCGGAACTCCAACGATATGTCTAATTGTTTTTGGATTAATATTAGAAGATACTGCTACTTCAAAATCTTTGCCCATTACATTTTCAGTTACATAATGTCCATAACTAAATGCAAATCCTGGTCCATATTTTAATGAATTCCAGTTTTGATCGATTTCAGCAGAATCTGTATAAAAGAATCCTACATCTTTATGTTTTTGAGAAGCATTAAATAAATCTTCAGTACATGTTGGAACTAAATAATCGTCATGGTCTAATTCGGCTAAGATATAACCTCTAGTAAGAGTTGCACATCTCCATTTTACTTCACCAATATTACCTCCACTTTTTGGATTAAAATCAAATACCTTAACTCGTGGATCTAATGAAGCTATTTTCTGAGCAATTTTAAGAGTTGCTCCTCCATCGCTAGAATCATTTACCATAACCCATTCCCAGTTAGTATAAGTTTGTTTTGTTAATGATTCGTAAGTCATCCATAGTTTCTCTCCAGTATTATAAATTGGAGTAAAATAAGAAATCAATTTAGAAATATCATTCTCTAACATTGCACCCATAGCGCATTGATATGCTTTCTCTCCGGCTAAAGGATCTTTAGAATCAACATTGATCCACATTTTTCTTAATTCATATGGAGCATTCCATAGATTAGTTAAATCTGCTGGATTTTCATATGCACTTACAATTGCAATTGGTTTGATTCTAGTAATATCATTGTAGATATTTGAATCATCCTTAATATATTCAACATCAAGTTCACTTGATTCCCAATTTACCGGGTTATTTGATTCTAGAACTGGAGTACCTTCTCCAATATAGAGAATCTTCGGTACTTTAGCTTTAGATGGTTTTTGTAAATAGTTATAGTGTGATAGAATCTTGTCAATGAATAAGAATCCGTCTGGATTTACTTCATATACTTTTTCTATAAATTTACCATCTGCGTCATAACCACCTTTAAAATCAAAATCATTGAAAACTGATCTGTGTAAGATGAATTGTGCTAAGTCAATTGACCTAACTTTCATATTTTCTGGTTTTGCGTATCTAACATCGACGCCTGTAAAATCTTTACCAGCAACATGTTGATTAAATACAATTCCAACATGATTTCCAGCTTCGCAGAATCCTACAAGAGCTTCAAAATTATCAAATAATTTTTCATGCAAAACATTGTCATCATCTAGAGAATAGATCCAGCCCTCTTGAATATTATCAATAATGATTTTGTTCATTTGAGGATATAAGTAATCTCCACCTTGAGAAAACTCAAAATAGAGTTTAGCATTGTACTCTTCTTGTAATCTACCAAGAATTTCAGCATCAATATCTTTTAATCTTGTCGAGTCAAAGATAACATGCCATCGTACTTGTAATTTACCATCTTTAGTCGGTAGAGATTCTCCAACTTTGATGATATTGTTTAATCTACTACATCTAGTTATGATGTGTAAGATCCTGTTTTTATCATTCATATTTATTAAATTACGTCAAAAAAGAACATGTGAAAGAATCTTGCATTCTCTATAGCATCGCCAAAGTATTTACTTGGCGCATGAATTTGTTTAGCATCAAATAGAACTAAACGGTTGTACACATTACCAACCTCATCAATTTTGTCAAAATGAGTTCCATCATAGAAGTTCATTTCAGCATTTTTACCTTTAAATGAAGCAACATAAGCTTCTTCATCTAGGGAAGGGTCATCAAATCTCTTTCTTCCAGTAATTTTACTAGAATAAGTAGAAGTACCTGTATCGAATGGAGCATCCTTAGTTAAGAATACCATACCTGCATAATTTTGAGTATCTACATGAAATACTAATGGATCATTTGCTACACAATATTGGAATACACCATTTGCATATCTTTCATAATTCCAATTAGTAATTTCTCGACCAATGATTTTTTCTAACTTCTCTTTAGTACCTTCTAAGATAAATCTTTCAGCACTTCGTTTACCTTTATGATAATTAGAAGGATTAAAATCTAGATTTTTCATAGCAAAATCTCTGACAAAATCAGGATTAGCGTAGAAGTTATCAACAACAATTAGACCTTTATTCTCATTTGCAAATCCAGAATGGAATGCGATATAGTTATCAATGTTTCCGCAGTTGTATTTGAAATCTCCAAAATGCACGGTAATATCCTTACCCGCTCTAAAAATGAATTCAACTCCAACTTTAGTGTCTTTACCTGGATAGTAGTCCTGTACATCAGGTCGATGTGTTCTTTCGAATGATATTTCTATTTCATTGATACTCAATGAACTAACTGGTTTAAAGTGGTCACCATCCTTGACAACGATCCAACCTTTTGCTTTGTAATAAACACTTTCTTGTTTTTCAATTGAATCAAAATACCAAAATACGTTCTGGTTTAAAGTGTAATGAGAGGTAATCATATTTTATAGTATTATAGTGTAAAATTCTAACTTGTTTATCTTCTCTTTTTATCGAAGTTTATATATGTATCTGGATTTACCATGAGCTCTCCGCCAATTGATTTCATACCATGAATAATCTCATCCTTAGTAGATCCTTTATCAACTAATTCAACTACAACTTGCTCGAAGAATTGGTTATGTTTTTCTAGATCCGTAAACTTCCAATTCTTAGGACAGCATCCACAAAAATATTGCTCTAATCTGATATAACCATATTTGCAACTAAATTCTGGTCCAGCAAATCCACATGGTTTTAAGCTTACATAATATGAATCCCAATCTAGTTTAAAAGGCCAATGTTCATCATGTACAAAGGCTCCAAATTTCATGAAAGCTGATTTAAGTTGAAATCCTTCAGCCTCTTTTTCGATTTCAGCTCGACCCCAATTTGGGTTTCCTTTAACTTCAATTGCGTCTCCATTCTCATCAAAGAATTCAGGCAATGGAAAGATTCCAGTATCATAGAATCTTTGGTTACGTCGAAAAACTGGGTTATTTGTATATTCTTTTTTCGAGAGTAACCAATATTGAATATCACTAAATGATTTCTCTTCTAAGAGAACCTCTTCTTTTAACCAATATGAATATCCAAATTGTCTGTCATCAATATCGTTTTGGTATCTTCGTAAAACCATCTGGTCTAATTCTGGAGTCTGATCAAATAAGTCAATCATTCTCTCAATCCAGTTATTTTCTAATTTGCTAATCATTTGAGGAAGACAAGTCCAATCTCCTTCTAGGAAAAGAACATACTCAACATGCTCAGTCATTCTATTTAGTTGATTGATTCCAGCACCAACTCCTAAATTCTTTTTAGAAAGTTCAAGGTGCCATGAGATATTAGAATACTGATTAAATAATCTTTCAGTCACTTCTAATAATTCATCATTATATGAATTTAAGAATATGTACCAATCTCCGTCAAAATTAGGATTAGCATCTAGAAAAGAGACAATAGTTCTTTCTAGATATTCTGCTCTAAGTTGAGCATCATGAGACATTGTTGCTATACAGAATTTCATATTATTATAATATTATACTACATTCTATATATAAAGAAAAACCGGCATCTGCCGGTTAAAAAAGACCCGAGAGCAGTTCTAATGGTATGCTACTCGGGTACTGTTATTATGTTATTGTTATATTTTAACTGGTCGATTGTGTGTGATTAAACCATTTGCAATATACGTATCCGTTGTTTCAACGTTCATATCATATACAATTTTTCTTGGTTTTCCAGGATCTGTTTCATCTCCTTCAACATGTTCATAAAAATCAATTGAAACAATTTCAATACTATTTCCTTCCTTATCAACTAGAAAATCTCCAACCTGAACATTTTTTGCCTGTTCAAATTTCCAAGCATCTCCTCTTTTAATAAAATGTGCATGTGAATCAGAAGATTCAAGTAAACCATTATTAAAAATATAAGTTTGCGCAGTTGCAATTGGAATAATAGATTTAACCCTAACTTCAGTTTCAGTTAAGTTTAATTCTTCAGTTGACCACCCAACAATTGTATCGTCTTCAGGAGCATCACTAATTTTTACACCTTTTAGAACATCACCAACCCGGATTTTTTCAACTAACTTATGAGTTCCATCAGCCATTTCAATACTAGTTCCTTTAGTTAAACAAGCACCTGCACCTAAACATTGTTCGCCATATGAATAACCACCATAATCCAATCTTTCCCAACAAGATGGTACATATTGTCCATAATAGTAGTCAGACCAATAGATACCGTCGCAATCTGTTCCAGAAAAATGCTGATAATAATATAAATAATTAATATAACATGTTGGACCTCCTGATGGAGGATTATAAGCAAAATTAGCACCTAGATAATAAGTATCTTGCCATCCATTTGTTGGAACATAATAACTAACGCTAGCATTATATGACCAGATTTCATAAGGATTCCGTCTCATCCAATAGCTAAAAGCCCAGTTTGCGTCAGGTATTGCATTTAAACTTACCCATGAATTATTATTAGATGTAACAGCATAAGATTGCGGAGGATAAAAAGCACCGGCAGTATATCCACTAGACCATGGTGATGTAATTGCAACTTGACCGGATCCAGAATCAACCGCAAGAGTCCAACATTTACTATCAATCCAACTATATGTCGCAAATGCCATATTTCCAGTTGATCCGTATCCAGCAAACATACCTCTAATTGATGATGCTGTTGTAAATCCACCATAACCACATTCAACTAACGACCTTAATTGTGAAAGTGAATATCCGTCGTAATATGTTAATTTACTCATTGTTGGTTAATATATTTTTTTGAATCCATCTGTGTTGATATTTATAACCATTTAAATACTTGTCTTTACTAAAAAGTGATTTAGGTACAACATCATAAGTTTCAGGAATTATCTGTGGATCGATATCAATAATTGTATCTTGAATAGAGAATCCGTGATCTTCTAAAATTAATTTAATATTACATGGAACTTCATCAGCCTCATTAACAATAATATTATTCTGCATTCTAGAGTTATTACAACTCCACCAAGTAAAGATACCGTCTTGATTAAGGAATTTATTAACTTGATTTGCAAATCCAAAGATTCCATTGTAATCTTCAGGAAATGCATCATATCCAACGTTATAGTATATAAAATCAAAATCAGTAGGGAATCCTTCGACACGAGTTGAATCTTCCCAACGATCTTCAATAATATGTGTTGTTCCTCCAGTTTCAAATCCAGCAAGAGACATTCGGTCTCTTTGAAATTTGTTTGATTCAATAATCCAATGTTCTGCTGGTTCTAAATCTCTAATTAAAGAGTTTAACATGCCAATTCCATTTCCAACTACTAAAACCTTTTTACCAGCAATATTGCTTGTAAATCTAGTTACAGTGTCTTGAATTACTGGCATATCGAATGGGTTCATAGACCAAATATAATAATTCTGTTGTGAAATCAGAATATTTAAATTTGGGTCATAAACATAACACATTGCCTGTTTTTCCTTATCCAATGGTGCAACATTATATTGAACAATATAGTCGATTCTTGCTTGCATATTATTTATTTTCTAAGTTTTTAACTTTTTCTGATAATTCTTTAATTGCTTCAATTAAGACTCCAATTAGGTCATTATAACTTACCTTTTTATATCCATCTACTCCGTCAACTACAATATCTGGTAGGACTTGTTCGATTTCTTGTGCAATTACACCAGTTCTTAATCTATCTTTTAGAGCATTCTTAAGTTTAAATTGAACACCTCTAAGAGATTCAACTGTTTGTAATGCATTATCTATAGTTTCAATATCTTCTTTTAATCTAGAGTCAGAACTAATAGTAACATCAACAAATGTTGGTGAATCAACTGTTCTAGTGTATTGATTCATTGCATTTGCATAACCATTATTTGGAATATAAGAAGTCCAGTTTGTATTTGTTATAATTGCTCTCCACCCATAAAAAGTACCATTGGTTACTCTTCTAATATTAAAACTGTCACCGTGGAATTGATGTTGTA